TTCGACTATGATTTTACAGAGGAAGATTCAGAAGAATTTGTGCCGATTGATGCATCCATGGCCAGTATGAATTTTTATAATTTTTTTGACGCGCATCTAGGAAGATTAGTTCCACTAAAGGATGAAGAACAATTCACATCTGACGAGGCCTTTGCGCTAAACCAACTTCATAAATTCATACATGACGGACGTATAAGCGAAGCAGTTGACAATGAGACTTTGCAAAAGATCGGAGAATTTCCGGAAACCGATCAAGAAAAGATTAAACTAATTGTAGAATTAACAGGAATAGAACTAAAAAAAGCGGAAGAATTTTTTAATTTGATTGATGGAGACAAAAAGAAAGATATAGCAAGAGCACTATTAAGAGTACAGAGAAACAAAGCGAACAAGGAATTTAAAAAATTTATGACAACAACTGCACAAGATCACAACAGTTCTCTTGATGATATTCCTCTAGAATTACAACCGGTTGAGGAAAATCCTACTGAAATCATAGTCAACACAGTGAAAAAAGCAGCCGATAATAATGAAACTCCAAAAGACACAGCGAAAGAACTAAGTAAAAAAGTCAATCTCGAAGACATTCCAGACGATCAATTTGAAGAAATACTAGATCAACTAAAGAAAGAAGAGGATTACTACGAGGACCCAAGTTTTTTTCAAATTGTTTCATATTTATTTACACATCGGGACATAAAGCACAAGAAAAAAATACAGAAGACAAGGTACGCAATAAAAAACATAAAATACGCAGAAACAGTTAAAGATTTTTTAGAAATAGATAGACGGTATTTTGGAAACAAGTATGTATCCGATAAACTAAAAGGTCCTTGGCGCAAAAAACTTGAAAAGGTTGCTAGGGCTACTATAAAAAATGCAACAAAAGAAGATAAAGAAGAATTGATAAATATTATCAATGGAAATGAAAAAGGGAATTTTTGGTTAGCCAAACCAGCCAAAGAACAAGTCTATGATTTGGCAAAAAAGAAATTTATAGAACTCTTTTCCAAGGAAGAATTCAAGAAACTTATAGACCTAGAAGAAAAGATAGCAAGAAAATTAAAACCTCTCATAAGAGAATTAATGCACAAAGGAAGATAAATGGCAAAGAAAACTTATGTTATTGATACAAGCGTCTTTTTAAGTGACGCTAACGCACTTTATCGTTTTAAGAACAACGACATCGTTATACCGATAAAAGTTCTTGAGGAAATTGATAAGCACAAGAAACGACAAGACTCCGTTGGTTTCAATGCTCGTCTTATTATCAAGCACCTCGATGCTCTCCGAACAAAGGGCTCTCTTTCAAAAGGCTTGCGTATCGGAAAGGGTATGGGAATCATAAGAGTTGCAAAAGCATCCTCGGATCTCCCAAAGGATCTCGACTTCAACGTTGCCGATCATCAAATCCTATCTGTTGCTTTTCATGAGAGCAAAGAGAACGAGAGAAGAAAAGTTATTGTTGTATCTCGCGACATAAACATGCGAGTTATCGCCGATTCTCTTGGTCTGCTTTCCGAAGACTACGAGACAAATTCAATCGTTGAAGACAAAGATAAAGTATACGAAGGCTTCGCGGAAGTTCTTGTTGATGACGAGTTTATCGAAAGATTTTATGAGGGAGAAGACATGTTTCTAGAAGAGGCGTCGGTAAAGGTAAAACTATATCCAAACCAGTTTCTTCTTCTCATTTCATCAAGCAATCCAAAAAAGTCCGCCATTTGCCGATTTTTGGAATTTAAAAGTCCCCTAAAGTCAATCAACGTTAAGGACTACTCCAAGTCTTGGGGTGTTGTTCCTCGCAATAAAGAGCAGACATTTGCCTATGATTTACTGTTTGATGATGACATCCCGCTTATCTCTTTAATCGGAAGAGCAGGGTCCGGTAAGACTCTTATGGCAATCGCCGCTGGACTTGAACAAGTTCTTGGGTTTGGCGAGAGAAAATATAAAAAGATTGTTGTGTCGCGCCCGGTTCAACCCATGGGAAAAGACATAGGTTTCCTTCCGGGAACAATGGAAGAGAAAATGCTTCCATGGCTTATGCCAATACATGATAACCTTGAATTTATTCTTGGAAACAAACATAAATTTAAATCTTACTTCGAACAAGGCCTCATAGAAGTCGAGGCTCTTACTTACATCCGTGGTAGATCTATTTCAAATGCATTCATTATTATTGATGAAGCCCAAAACCTCACAGCACATGAAGTCAAAACAATTATAACCCGAGTTGGTGAAGGAACCAAAGTTATACTGACAGGCGACATTGAACAGATTGACAACATTTATACAAATGAAACTTCTAATGGCTTGACGTATGCAATTGAGAAATTTAAGGATTCTGAATTGGTTGGCCACATCACTTTCAAGAAAGGCGAAAGGTCTAAGATTGCTACACTGGCGTCCAAGGTTTTGTAAACTAATTACATCTTTTTATTTGACAATTAAATAATACTCTGTTATATTATTAATATAATTGGAGATGATAATGAAATGGTTAAGTGAATCTATGAAAAAATCAAAATCTTTAAAGGACACCTACAGTTTGCATGATATAGAAATTTTTATTAAAGACGCTCTTCCTGAGCATATTAATATGGATTTTATTCTTAAGTATATAAAGAATAGAATACCATACCAGTTACTTCGTGGTGTCGACATGATTTATGTTGGAAAATTTAAACATCTAGATGACAAAGGAGCCAACGCTATGTATCAAGATGGAGCCGTTTATTTGACAAATGATCAAGACGATGATAAAGACATGATTGATGATATAATTCATGAAATAGCACACTCTGTTGAAGAAATGTATGGACATGGAATTTACGATGATGGAGCCATAGAAAGAGAGTTTTTGGGAAAGAGAAAAAGATTGTTCATGGACCTACAGACTCACGATTATAGCCCACCAACTGAACTACAATATAAAACTGAATACATACAAAAAATAGATGACTATCTTCATGACGATGTCACCTATGATGTAATGTGGCATTTTGTTGGTGGACTATTCCCGTCACCTTATGCTGCAACATCTATCCGAGAATATTTTGCTAGAGGATTTGAGGAGTATGCTATGGGAAACAAAAAAGAACTCAAGCAGACTTGCCCGGTTCTTTTTAGAAAAATAAAAGAATTGTACAAAATGGAGGACTAATGCACATATCTTATTCTGAACTTAAAACGTGGGCTGAGTGCCCATTTAAAAGAAAACTTTCCTATGTTGATAGGGTCAAAAAGTTTATTGGAAATGAATTTACAGCGTTTGGAAAAGCGCTTCATTTTTTATGCGAGCATCTTGTTTTTGATAAAGTTGAAGACCCAGAAGATTTTTTTAATTTAGCGTTTGAAAAAGAACTTGCTTCAATTGGTAAAGAAGAAAATGATCTCATCTCACAAATGAGAGAACAAGCTAAGCAAATACATCCCCTAATCATCCCTCAACTTACTGAAAACTTTGGCGAATTTGAGGTGTTTTCTGTCGAAGAACAGTTGTACGAAGACATCAAGGATGGAGATGTACCCTACAAGTTTAAAGGCTTCATTGATCTCGTAATTAGAACAAATGACGGAAAGTTTCACATCATAGACTGGAAGACTTGTTCGTGGGGATGGGATGCTAAAAAGAAAGCAGATAAATACATCACTTATCAACTTACTTTATACAAGAAATTTTGGTGTGAGAAATACGAAGTTGATCCCAAATTGGTCGAGACACATTTCGCTCTTTTAAAAAGAACAGCAAAAAAAGATAACGTTGAGTTCTTCCGCGTAACATCAGGGCCTCGTAAGATTGAAAACGCTACAAAACTTCTAACAACTGCCCTTGTACACATTGTTAAAGGTAATCACGTTAAAGATAGAAGGTCATGCTCTAAGTGTGAATTTTATAAAACAGAGCATTGCAAATAAAAAATAAAAAAAAATAATTTTTTTTCTTGACAAATGAAAATAAGCATGTTATACTAATAATAACAACAAGAGGTATAACTTGGAAAAGAAAATTAAAGTATTAACATTATCAGACCATCCCTTGTCTCCGTCCGGTGTTGGAAGTCAAACAAAATATGTTTGCGAGGCTCTCCTTAACACCGGACGGTATTCTATTGTTTCATTTGGTGGAGCAATTAAACATCAAGACTACACACCAAAAACAGTAGAACCTTATGGGGAAGATTGGAAAATAATTCCTGTCGATGGTTACGGAACACCGGAAATGATTCGTTCAGTTCTTCGAACGGAAAAGCCGGACATTTTATGGTTTATGACCGACCCTAGATTTTTTGGTTGGTTGTGGTCAATTGAAAACGAAATTAGACCATTGGTGCCAATGGTTTATTATCATGTATGGGATAACTATCCTGTGCCGATGTTTAATAGAAAGTATTATCTTTCAAATGATGCTATAGCAACTATTTCGAAAGTAACAGATGACATTGTTGCCAAAGCAGCGCCTGAGGTTAAACGAAAATACATACCTCATGCTGTGAATGGTGAAATCTTTAAGCCATTAAATCAAGAGCAAATAGAAAAACTTCGCGCTGATTCCCTCCCAGAATCAGATCGTGGCAAAATCATTTTCTTTTGGAACAACAGAAACGCTCGACGAAAACAATCGGGTACTTTAATCTGGTGGTTTAAGGAGTGGCTGGATAAGAATAATCTTCATGATAAAGCACAATTGATCATGCATACCGACCCTAGAGATCCACATGGTCAAAATCTTAATCACATTATCGAACATCTTGGGCTCGATAACCGACAAGTACTTTTGTCAACTCAAAAAGTTCCCCCCGAACATTTAGCGGCTATGTACAACATGGCTGATTGCACAATTAATATTTCAGATGCTGAAGGCTTTGGTCTTGCAACTTTGGAATCCCTGTCTTGTGGAACGCCTATAATTGTTAACATGACTGGTGGTCTACAAGAACAGGTTACCGATGGAACTGATTGGTTTGGTATACCCCTCCTCCCTTCGTCTAAAGCGATTATTGGGTCTCAAGATGTTCCTTATATTTTTGAAGACCGTATCGATAAAGGTCAATTTATGTCTGCATTGTCAAAGATTTATGACATTTCTGCTGAAGAAAGACGTAAGATGGGTATGAAGGGTAGACAACATGTTGAAAAGAATTATAACTTTAAAAATTTCAATTCTACATGGGTTGAGTTAATGGATGAAGTTTACGAAGAAGAAGGTTCTTGGGAAAATCGTAAAGGTTATTGCGGCATTAGATTTGTGGAGGTAGCGTGAAAAAGAAAATTTTAGTTAGAGGCCCTGTCCTTTCCCAATCAGGTTATGGAGAGCAATCTCGCTTTGCTCTGAGAGCATTGAAATCACGAGAAGATTTGTTTGACATTTTTATTGTTCCAATACCATGGGGAAAAACTGGATGGATTTGGGAACAATCTGAGTTTCGTGAGTGGATGGATGAACGTATCACCCTGACACAAGTATTGATCCAGAGAAAACAACTTCAAGTAGACATGTCTCTTCAGGTAACGATTCCCAATGAATTTGAAAAAATTGCCCCAGTTAACATTGGTTATACTGCAGGTATAGAGACGCACAAGTGTTCACCTCATTGGTTGCCAAAATGCAATGACATGGACAAGGTATTGGTTGTTTCAAATCATGCAAAGTCTTCTATTGTAAATACTGTCGCCCAAGCACAAAATAAGCAAACCGGCGAAACATTCCCGTACAAATGTGAAACACCTGTGGAAGTGGTTTGGGAAAACACACCACGCCACGAACCAGAACCAATTAATGAGTTTAAGCCAAGACACGACTTTAATTTCTTAGCAGTATCCCAGATCTCTCCTCGTAAGAATTTCGAGAACATGGTTAAATGGTTTGTTGAGGAATTCATCGATCAAGAGGTTGGATTAATTATTAAGACTAACATTGCTTCAAATTCAATTATGGATTGGGAACATCTTCATGAGCGAGTTTCTCAAATGCTTGAGGGCTATGAAGATCGTAAGTGCTCCATCAATCTTATACATGGAGATCTCACCCCCGGTCAAATGACTTGGCTCTATCAACATGAGAAAGTTAAAAACATGATTAACATCGCACATGGTGAGGGTTTTGGCCTCCCAATGTTTGAAGCAGCCCGAGAAGGATTGCCGGTTACAACAATTGGTTGGTCTGGACAACTTGATTTTTTGCATCATGATGGAAAGGATTACTTCAACAAGGTTGACTACACAATGCAACCAATTCAAAAAGAAGCACATTGGCCCGGGGTACTTGAGGCAGATTCAATGTGGGCCAATGCTGATCAAGGATCTTACAAAATGGCTTTGCGAAAGGCTTATAAGAATCATGATAAAATGTTAAAACTAGCAGAAACAGCACAGGACATTGTAGATTCAAAATTTAGAGATGAAGTTTTATTTAAGGGCTTTGTAGAAAATATTACACCAAATACTCTTGCTATAACAACAGACGAAGAACTTGATGCTTTGTTTGCGGAACTGAAGTGATTTTTTTCGCATCAGATTATTTTAAAGAAGAATATAGTGGTGGAGCAGAGCTAACATCTGAGGCTCTTATTGAAAGCAGCCTCCTCCCGGTGACAAAAGTAAAAACTTCTGTAATCACAAAAGAATTATTAGATAAAAATAAAAATTCTTTTTGGATTTTTGGTAATTTTTCGCACCTAAGTGATTCCATGATAATTTACATTGCCCAAAATTTAAACTACGTTGTATTAGAATATGATTATAAATTTTGCATTCATAGATCACCTGAAAAACATGCTTCACTATTCGGTGAGTGTAAATGCCACAAAGAAAGAAGGGGTAAATTAATTTCTATTTTTTTTAAGAAAGCAAAATTAGTATGGTTTATGTCCAAAAAGCAACAAATCGCATATTTAAATCGATTTCCTTTCCTAGACAACTCCAGAGTGTTAAGTTCTGTGTTGTCTGATGATACTTTGGACTTTATAGAAACTATTAATACTAATCATAAAGATGATACATGGTTGATTTTAAATTCCCCTTCTTGGATCAAAGGCGCAAAACTAGCAATAGAATTTGCTAAGAAACAAAAATTGAAATATGAATTAGTATGGGGTATCGAACATAAACAATTGTTGGAAAAAATGTCTGAATCTAAAGGATTAATTTATATCCCACCAGGAGGTGATACGTGTCCGAGAATTACTATAGAAGCTAGCCTAGTTGGTTGTGAATTAATGTTAAATGAGAATGTTCAACACAAAAATGAATCATGGTTTTCAGATAAAAGTAAAACACTATCTTACATGCGTACCCGAAAATCTGTTTTTTGGTCATCAGTAGAATCCCTATGGAATCTGAATACTGCTAATTTTCACTCCGGAGAGGAAACTTTTTTTATCATTGTTATTCCTTTTTACAATGTGGAGAAGTGGATAAAAAAATGCATTACCAGCATAAAACAGCAAAAATACAATAATTATAAATGTTTTTTGATTGATGACATGTCATCTGATGATTCATACAAAATTGTTAAAGATCAAATAAGTGGAGATAGCAGATTTGAAGTCATTAAAAATAAAACAAAAAAATTTGCTTTAGGAAATATTGCCTCAATAATTAATACATATTCCACTGAAGAAAATAATGTTAACATTGTTATTGACGGAGATGACTGGTTATCTTCTATAAATGTTTTATCGCATTTAAATCAAGTTTATCGCGATAAAGAGTGCCTTCTAACTTATGGAAATTATGTGTATTATCCGAGTGGAAAAATGGGAGTCGAACCTTCACCATATCCCAAGGAAGTAATAGAAAACAACACCTTTCGCAAGGACAAATGGAGGGCTTCTCACCTTAGGACATTTAAAACTTTATTGTGGAAAAAAATCAATCAACAAGATTTAAAAGATTCTGATGGAGACTATTATAAAACAGCATACGATCAAGCGATGATGCTTCCAATGCTAGAAATCTGCGGAGAAAAAAGTGAATTTATTGAAGAGATTATGTATGTTTATAACAGAACGAACCCTTTTAATGTAGACAAAATAAAACAAAGCACCCAATTCAAGACTGCTCAAAAAATTAGATCTAAAGAACCATATGAGAGGCTCAAGTGAATATACATCTAGAAAACATAAATTTAAAAAGCGCTAGCGGTCCAAATTCTTTTGCAAATAAATTGATCAAATATAGTGAAAACTGCACCTTTGATCACAGCAATCCACCTGATGTGCACTTGTGCTTTATTGAAACTTATAAATCAAATTTTAAAAAACCTTTGTTTTTAAGACTAGACGGAATTTACATCAACACAGCACAAAACTATAACGCTCAAAATTTAAACATTGAAAAAACCTACCACGCTGCCCAAGGAGTAATTTTTCAGTCTGAATTTGGAAAAAAATTAATCTTTAAGCGGTTTGGAGAGCATAAGAATTTCACTATCATAAAAAATGGTGCAGATATAAAAGAGATCAATGTCACTCCTGTTTTGAATTTTAACAGACATAGAACTCTATGGGCATGCGCTTCAAACTGGCGACCCCACAAACGACTACAGTCCAACATACAGTATTTTCTTAATAATTCTGATCCCCAAGACGGTCTTATAATTGCTGGATTCGTCCCAAAGCATGATCAAATCCTAAGAGACAACATTTACTATGTAGGGAATCTAAATCAAAAGCAATTATTCTCTCTTTACAAGAGAGCAGAATACTTTATTCATCTTGCATTTTTAGATTGTTGCCCAAATGTTGTTATCGACGCTAGAGCATGCGGTTGTAAAGTAATATGCACTGATTCTGGTGGCACAAAAGAAATAGCTGGAAACAATGCAGTGGTAATAAAAGACCTGGATTGGGACTTCGAACCTTTAGACTTGTATAACCCGGTTTCTTTAGAGTTTAACAATTTAAGTGATCAAAAGGGACAAAATAGCGATTTGGATATGTCTATTATATCAAAGAAATATTTGCAATTCATAAAGGAGAGTTTATAATGAAAACAATTGAAGATTTTATAGCATCATATGAGAAAGAAAAGTACAAAATGAGCCCTGGCCATACAGGTGTTTGGCAGAAAGCATATCTTCCAACTCAATTGCGAAAAAGCCTCGCCAATCAACTAACCGAGTTACAACAAAAACAGGCATTTGAAACATTGATCAATAGAGGTATTTTTATTAAAGAAATGTTTAAATTTTTTAACTTTAATAATTTCGCTGAAGTGGGTACGGCCGAAGGCTACCAGTTCTATGTTATGGCTGATTATTTGAGTCAACATTTAATTGATGGTTTTGCTTATTCATGCGATATTAGAGATGCTAGGTCAAATAATTTTGTTGATAAATACAACACTGCGGTTTTTACTAAAGGAAATAGTATGCACATGGCAGAAAAAATAATGAATGATAATAGAAAAATAGATCTTTATTGGATTGATGGAAATCATGATAAAGGAGCAGTACTTTATGATGTGATTAGACTCTCAAAGACACAAAGTAGAGATTGTATCTGGGTATTTGATGATTACAATACTAGATTCGGAGCATTTCATGAAATGAGGTTTCTTTCACGCTTTGGCAAGTCCATAGAATTACCAATGGGGATAACCGCATCTGGTAAACCCAATAATTTACTAATTGTACAGGGTAGGTTGTAAATGAAAAAAATAATAGATAGTATAAAAATTGATAAAATATTTTTAAATGAAAGAAGAAATTGCTTATTTGGCCATGACATAGACAAGAAATACTTTATAAAAATTCAATTTAAACGCGCTTTAAATAAAAGAAACGATTTAAAAGAAGAATATAAAATAATTAAGTTTTTGAATGACTCTCAATGTCAAACAGCACCTGTGGTGTATGAGTATGGTAATATTGATAGGGAATTTATTTTAGAAAGAATGGTTGACAAATCAATATCTGTGGAAAATAGTACCTACAATTATATAATCCAAGATTATCTAAAAACCTCTAGCAATTATAGTATAGGTGATGTCATATTCACAATGATAGAACAAAAAAATTTAGGTGTATATCAAGGTGATGTAAAGCCTGATAATATAAAATACTGTGAGGAAAAAGACATTTGTTATTTTGTTGACTACGATCAGGCTGTAAAATTAACTGATGGAATTAAGCAACTGTCAACTTATGATTTTTTAAGATTTTGCTCCAAATATGACAAAGAAAAATATGGCATTGGTGATTGGGAAAGACATTTTAAAAACATGAATTTTCCTATAGGAAATCAAGTTTTAACAGGAACAAGATTAAATTTGTCAAATGTGAAACTGTTTAAGAACCAAAACACAACAAACACGGATAGTGGCTTTTATCATGCTATCGACACTAGAGAAGTTTTTTTAGATGCCCACAGAAATATGAAAGCAAGATCTAAAATTATGGATAAGATTTATTTTAAAGAACAAGAAATAGTTTTAGATGTGGGTTGTAACACTGGTATTTTGAGTGAATATTTGTATGATAGAGGGTGCAATGTAGACGGCTTTGACATTGATGATAGAATAATTACTGCGTGTAAGATCCTTTCGAATATTACGGCTAAAAAAAATAATTATTTTGTACAAAATTTAGATAAAATCGAAAAACTGAAGAAATATGATACAATTTTATTGTTTTCTGTTTTTCATCATACATTGAACTACAAACAAAATGGTATCAAAATTGCAAACTCTTGCAATAGAATAATCATTGAAACAAGGCCAATCGAAAGGGGATCTCAACCAGACAAAGACGGCCAATGGAAGATTGTGTCTGGGTGGAAATTCAATAGTGTTAATGATTTAGTGAAGTTTTTAGAGCAGATTTTTAAGGGCTTCAAACTTAAAAAGAACCACGGCCAGTGTGATAAAAATCGATACATTTTGGAATTTATAAAGGAAAGCAAAACCAAATGAAGTTAATTGAAAATATAAAATTAGATCACATTGAGACAAATAAAAGAGCCGCATTGTATTACAAAACTGAACCACTCATTAGTGGAATAGGCAATTACCATCATACAAACAATTGGGAAATAAGAAAAGCTATTGAAATTTTAAACATTAATGGCTTTTCTGTTGATCTGATCGATAGAACTAACAACAGTTGGGCACCTAAAAAAAAGTTTGATCTTTTTTTAGGTCTCGGAGTTGGAAACACAGGAGATAAGTTTGTCAAATACGCAAAAGCCTCACAAGCAAAAAAAAAGGTTTTACTTGCAATGGGCCCCCAACCGGACATTTCTAATAAAAGAACAATTGAAAGATATAGAATGTTTAACGAAAGGACCGGTCAAAATGCACCACCAATGAGAACAGTGACAAGAGTTTTGGGACCTGTATTTGAAAAAATAATGGAAAATACTGACTATATTTTTTGTGTAGGAGAGAAAGGGACTGAAAGTTATAATAGTTTTAAAAAGTATAAAAAACCAATTCTTAGTTTTTATCCTGCAATTACTGATAAGGTGTTGTTTAAAAAAGAATGGATTAAAACAAGAAAAAGAAATCACTTTTTGTGCTTTGCTGGGAATGGTCTTATTTGTAAGGGTGTAGATCTTGTTTTGGAAGCGTTCCTGAAACAAAAAGATAAGTTTTTACATATCTGTGGCCCTCAAGAGCCAGCGTTTATGTCCCAGTATGGCAAAATTATTAACAATTCAAAAAACATTTTTTATCATGGATTTATTGCACCGGGTGGTGATAAATTTAACAAGATAAGTAAAATTTGTTCTTATGTTATCTTCCATGCTTCTTCCGAGGGATGTTGCACTTCTGTAGCGACTGCAATGAAGGCTGGTATGGTACCAATTATAAATTCGTGGACTGGGATTCCAATTATAGATAAAGTTAATGGATTTACAATACCGAAAGGTGGAAATCTAATTGAAAACATAGCCAACCGAGTTAATTTCGCTAGTCATGTTGATGTAAAAAATTATAGTAAAATGGTGACAAACAATAATGACAATTCAAAAAATTATTCACAAGTTGGGTTCACTAAAACATACGAAAAATGCATACAAGAGGTAATCAAATGAAAATTTTATTTCTCACAGGCAACATGACAGCCCCAGCGTCTACTATGTACTGGGGTTCCATGAGGTTTTTGCCAAATATAGAACTATACAGCCCAAGTACTAAAGTTAATCAGTTCGACATTATTTTGGTCATGACTTACGAACACCATTTAATTAAAGACCTTCGAAAAATTAACCCCAGAGCAAAAATTGGAATTATAGATCCAAGAAGCCATGCGGTCATTGAGAGTGCTAAATTATATGACTTTATAATTATAGATAGTATTGAAATGGAAGATTATTGGCGAAAAGTAGGGGTTCCTATTTTTAGATATTCTGAGTTTCCTGCATTTAAAGCAAAAAAGAAAAAACATGTCCAAAAAGATAAAATAAAGATAGGGTACCATGGTAACCAAATACACCTGAATAGCATGGCTAATACAATAACCCCTTCTTTGTCAAATTTGGGTAAAAACTATGACTTAGAGTTAATAGTGTCTTATAAAGGTGCTCCTCCATCCACCATGGAAAAATGGTACCCCAAAAACATAAAAACCACATTCGTACAGTGGAATATGGGTATTTTTGATAATGAATTGGCTGATTGTGACATTGGAATAAGTCCAAATAAAATTCCCTTTAAAGAAAAGCCTCCATTCGCACATACAATAAAAAATAACTATAATTGTTCTGAAGATGACTATCTTTTAAGGTTTAAAATGCCAACAAACCCAGGACGAATAATTGTTTTTGGTTTTTTGGGTATACCGGTAATAGCAGACTTTTACCCTTCAGCCTTTCAGATTTTATCTGATGATCGCGGTATAGTGTGTCATAGTCAAGAATCTTGGGAATATAATCTGCGAATGTTGATATTAGATCATGAAAAGCGTCAATTTTTTTCAGACAAATTGCAAAAATATGTTTACAAAAAATATAACTTTATGGATCAAAATAAAGATTTAATAAAATTTCTGGAGGAGTTATGAAAAAGAAAAAGGATGTATATTATTTTATAGCGCACATTGACGATTTTGAGATTTCGTGCTTATCACATTTAGAAAAGTTTTGTAACGAATATAATAAAATTAACATTTTTATTGCATGCAAGTGGCATAAAAAAGAAAAAATTTGGTCTAAAAATCTAGAACTAATACAGAATTTTTTTAATATCCGTATTAATTATCATAATTTCTTATTCAACCAAAGAACTTTAATGTCTAACGTAGATGACTTGAAAGATAAATTTTATAAAATGATTGACTTTAAAAACAATTTTGATTTGGTTTCCCATGATAAAGAAGATAACCACACCGATCACTTTGCATGCAACTTAATCGCTAGGGGCATGTTTAAGTACTCGTCTAGGTTTATCACTATTTACTCACCGAGTTCTACTAATTTTAAACCAAACTGTTGGATCACACTATCAGATTCTTTGTATAATTTAAAAAAGACATGTGTTGATAAGTATAATATAGATAACGAACAATCATACAGCAAACTAGGGTATTATTTGCAAAGTGAAGAACATTACAATCTAGGAAGAGCATTTTACTTAGAAAATTTTACATGTAAAAATAATAAACACTATGAGATTTACAATTTTCAAAAGCAGGTTTATTGATGATAGTAACAATACATCAACCAGAACACTTTCCATACATGGGTTTTTTTCAAAAAATGAAAAAAAGCGACGTATTTGTGTGCCTAGATAATGTAAGATTTCGAAAAAACTATTTTCAAAATAGAAATCGTTTTCCGAATAAAAACGGAATAGATGAGTGGTTTGGTGTCCCGGTATCAAAAAACTGCTCTTCTACAATAATAAAAGACGTGCTGGTGAATGATAAAGCACAGAATCAGTGGTATAGAAAGGTTGTAAATAAGATAAGTTACAACTTTGGCCATGATTTTTCTGAAATTTATTCTTACAATACATTACTAGAAATAAACATGCGAGGTATTGAGTGGGCTAGGGAACAAATGAAAATAGAAACACCCATTGTATATGCATCACAATTAGGTGTTTCCGGCAGTAAAACAGAATTACTAGTAGATATTTGCAGGGCTCTTAACGCAGAAACATATTTAAGCGGCCCATCAGGAATAAATTATTTAGATGTTGATTTATTTGAAGAAATCAAAGTAGAATTTTTCAAACCGAACGTGAAAAATTATTATTCTTGTGTGTATAATTTATCATAAAAAACAAACAATTAAAAATTTAAAAAAAGGAGTAAAAATGAGTAAATGTTTAGTAACCGGTCATAAGGGTTATATAGGGTCAAAGTTATTTAAAAAACTAAAAGATTTAGGCCACCAGGTTATAGGTTTAGATTATAAAGATGGTGCCTCTTATGATATCATAGAAGCACTGAAAGAATCTGATAGTGGAGGATTTAATCCCACGTATTACGATTTCAAACCAGAATTTATTTTTCATTTGGCTTGTGTACCAAGAGTAGCATACAGTGTAGAAAACCCGGTTGAAACAACTAAAAATAATGTTTTAAGTACAACTGTGTTGTTAAATTTTGCCAAAAAAGTCGGCGCCAAAAGGGTTATCTATTCTGGCTCTTCCTCAGTTGTGGGAAATGGTAATGGACCGTCAAGTCCGTATGGGCTACAAAAATTAATTTCAGAAATGGAGTGTAAATTATATTCGGAGTTGTATGGCCTAGATACAGTTAGTTTAAGGTATTTTAATGTATATTCAGAAGACCAAAAGGCGGAGGGCCCTTATGCAACTGCAATTGCAAATTGGATGAAGTGTATCTGTGAAAACAAAACACCTTTTATAACCGGTGACGGCAATCAAAGAAGAGACATGTCATACGTTCATGATGTCGTCGATGCTAACATTTTTGCTATGAATTACAAAAAACAATTTAAAGGCAAAAATTATGATGTAGGAACTGGCCAAAACATTTCACTTAATGAAATAAAAGAAATTATAGAAAAACACCACAAAATTAAATTTAAATATGTTGAAGCTAGAAAGGGTGATGTTTTCACCACGCGAGCAAACATGGAACCATTGAAAAAAATAGGCTGGGTACCAAAAATGGATTTGGTAACTGGTATCAATAAGTGCTTTAGTAATGGAGGCGAACAGTGAAAAACATAGGAATAATAGGAAATGGGTTTGTGGGATCTGCCATACTTCATGGTTTTATTTTACACACAGATCACATTTATGTGTACGATAAGAAAAAATCTGTAAGTAACAATACACTTAAAGAGACGATTGAAAATAGTGATATTATTTTTATGTGTTTGCCAACTCCAATGCAAGAAAACGGAGAGTGCGATCTTTCAATTATTTATGGATGTTTTGAAGAGATTTTATCTCTTCAATTGAATTTGAAAAGCAAGGTTTTTGTTATAAAATCCACAGTTGTACCTGGTACAACTGTTTCACTAGAAAATAAATTTCCGTCATTACGTTTTGTGTTTAATCCGGAATTTCTTACACAAAGAAGGTCTCGCCTAGATTTTATAAATACTTCTAGAATAATTTTAGGAGGAAAAGAAGAGAATCTTAAAATTTTGGAGACACTCTATAGAAATAGGTTTCCCTACACTAAAATTATAAAAACCGATTCAAAAACAGCAGAACTTATAAAGTATATGTGTAATTGTTTTTTTGCAACAAAAATTTCATTCATGAACGAGATGAAACAGATTTGCGATGCTCTTGAAACGGACTGGAACACAGCCCTCGATGGTTTTATATCAGATGGAAGAATAGGTAATTCACACATTGATGTTCCGGGTCATGATGGAAACATGGGTTTCGGAGGTAAATGCTTCCCTAAAGATTTAAATGCATTAATTAAAAAAAGTTTAAATCTTGGTGTAGATCCGAAAGTAATGAGGGCAGCATGGGAAAAAAACCTAGAAGTACGAAAAAATCTAGACTGGAATGAAATTGAAGGTGCTACTTCCAAGAAGAGTGGCGACAAATGAAAAAAATAGACCTGCAAATGTATTTATTGAAAGATTTACAATTAAACATAGAAAAAATAAGAGAAGAATGTGATAGTATCTCCGAGACAATTGACAAGAAAGGTGTCACCGGTAATTATTCAATTAACACTAGTGTGTTTGAGTTGGCAACAAGAATCTCTAGAGATTGTGCTATGTTAGGATACTTAAAGAATTTTGATTTAAAAACAGGAGACAAAAAATGAAAGATCATAAATTATCAAATCAAGCCGTTGGAGCAATCATGATGGCATTACAAAAATCACTTATGGAGCAAACCGACATTGTGCCCGTTCTCCAGGAATTTCAAATTCAAGTTGACGATTCCGGACAATTGGTTGTAATGAATCCTCCAAAAGTGGAAGTAAAAAATAGTGTGAAGGGTCCTGTTCTAGAAGGGCCACTATAGTGCCAAAATACTGTTATAAATGCTCTGTTTGTGCGAACGAGTATGAGGTAAGGCACGGTATGACAGAACGCCTTGAAGACTGTAAAGTTTGCGGTAGTGAGGGAGTTTTGACCCGAATACCTCAACTCACTACTATTGTGAGAAAACAAGAACAAGGCGAAAGGGAAACTGGTTCTTTGGTGAAAGAATACATCGAAGAAAACAAAGAAATCTTAAGACAAGAGAAAAAAACAAGGATTGAATACGATGAGTAGTATAGTAATAATATCAATAGCATTAGCAATTTCGTTAATTTTTAACGGACTTATGTATTGGTATTCTCGTCAACTCACAACAAAACTTGCTTTTATATACGATAATATAGGGGATGTGTCTGAAATCATTGCTAATTATCGAGCGCATTTAAAATCTGTTTATTCCATGGAAATGTTTTACGGAGATGAAACTTTAAAGTTTCTGATAGACCACACCGTGTCTATTGGTAACATTTTAGAGGATTATGAAGATCCAGAATTTTTTCTAGAAGAATTTGAAGAAGAAGATGTGCCACAACAAGAGGAAAACACAAATGCCGAGACGCCGGAACCCCAACAAAAGGATGTATTTTACGCAGGTACACGAAGACGCGATAGTTAAGTACGCGACATCAGAGTGCCGAAAAGAAAAAACAGACCTTTACATAAAATTAATTCAACCTGCTTTTAGTGAAATGGTTGATAAGATTGTTTTTACATACAAATTTACAACTTTGCCCAACATTGACGAACTCAGAGAAGATTGCAAAATTTGGCTTACTACTATACTAGCAAAATACGATCCCAATAAGGGATCAAAAGCCTTTTCCTATTTTAGTGTGATAACTAAGAACTGGTTTATACACAAAGTAAAACAAAGAACCAAGAGGGCAAAAAGAGAAGTAGATTATGAAGATGCATTGAAAGAACTAAGTTTCGAGCAAATTGTGTATTACAATCCTTATCACAAAGACAGAGAGAAGAAAGAATTCTGGCAACATCTTACAACAGAGATGGACGGATGGGGCACAAATGACATGAATGAAAACGAAAAAAAAGTTTATGAAGCAATTAGAATAGTGTTAAACTCTGTTGAAGAGATTGAAATTTTTAATAAAAAAGCTATCTATCTTTATCTTCGTGAGATAACCGGTATGAACACCAAGCAGATTGTCACTCAATTAAATAAGTTTAGAAAAAAATACAAATTATTTAGAGATGACTGGTATAATGCAAAAATCTAAATAAATCTAATTATAGTATGAGTAAAAAAGTAGAAGAACACCTCAAAGAAGCACTAGATAACATTAGAGAAGACCGCAAAATAACACGCGAACTTCTAGATGATGCTATTAAGTTCGTTGCAAAAGATGAAGCTAGGCATCAACAAATAGGGCTAACTTTGGCAAAGTATGTCGAAACACTACAGAGATCAAACGAGCAAATTGTAAAAATCGCCGCTCTCATGTCAAAGAATGAAAAGTCTGATGGTTTGACAGAAAATGACATGGAAGACATTTACTCTATGATAAAAAAAGAGGACGACTAAGTGTACAGAAATCTTTTCGATAGAATCAGAAACAGAATTTCTTCTCCTGCTGCTTATTCTTCATTCCAAAAAGAATTGGATTCTAAAGCCGTAGAGCAAACTTTATTTAATAAATTTGCTGGAAAGTCTTCTTTCCGAGCAGTTGTATTGCCAGAAACACTCTCTGTTAGCAGTAATAAACCTGAGTCAAAAATTATAAGAGTGAGACCTTTGGATTTACATGATTTTATGATACCTGAGCCGTGTAGCTTCACGGATTCTAATCAGATCAAGACATGTCTTGCGCTTCACCCTGTTGCCTATCCAGATTCCAGTTATCCTTTTTTAGGTGGAAATCTAGAAGGAGTTGATCCTATTGGTTATGGACACATTGTAGAGTGTTTCTATAGATCGGGCCCACAATCCGATGGAAGACTTAGAGGGTTAACATATAGGCCGAGCACTATTGGTTTGGCACGAGATTTTAACATAGGCTGTTTGGGTGTTGAGGTAGAGACCGGCGGTGGCGGAAGTTTAGCAAGCTATGCTTCCTCAAATGCAACAAAAGCCTCTGCGGCCCAAAAAGCGTTTAAAAGAGACAAATACCAACCCTATGAACCACCACCACCTGGAATTCAACTTGGGCCATTTGATTTAGATACTCAAGTAACCGAATATGTTGAAAAATCTATAGAGGAAAACATCAAGACATATAAAACAATCGATGGAAAAATAAACAGCCCTATAACGAGAGTTTACAATGGAATGGTAGAGGCTTTTAAAGGCAAGGTAATTAAAAATGGCTTGCTCCCAAAAGAAATTCTAGGTCAAATCCCGTCTGATATACTCCACCCCGGAGTGAATTTTGAAAGAGGCATTTTTATAATAGACACAGCCAGAGATTTTCAGAGAATGGCCATGGCTTTTGAAAGTCATTTTAAATTTAAAATGGACCTAACTGATTCGTACAGAACTTTCAATAGACAAATAGGCACAAAAAATAAAAGAATCGCAGCCAGTAGGGAGATTTTAGCAACTATTAAGCCCGGAATGACAGACAAACAAAAAGCAGAAATAAGGGAAAAAGCAAGACTCAAAAAAATAGAGGCTGCAACACCTGGTCGCTCGCCTCATGGCTGGGCATTGGCGTTTGATTTTAATACAAGGTACAATGGAAAATCAGGATATGCTTCTGAAACTTTCAATTGGATTATGGTTAATGGTCCAAAATACGGATTTCATTCTCCACCTTGGGCGAGAGATGGGAAAGGACTAGAAGAGTGGTGGCACTTTGAGTGGATAGACACCTGGAAGATTTATAAAAAAGTATAAAAAATAACTTGAGGAAAAAATGAGCATAGAATCTACAAAAAAACTTTTTAATATTGCAAACGTAACAGATGAATATACAAGGCGACAAGTTGAAAATGGCGTATCGTCTTTTTTTTGTGCCAATGTTGAAGAAAGAACACCTGAATTTAATAAAGCGCCTTGCGAAACAAAAATTGATGGCAATCATAACTCATCTATCATTCTAGGCAGAGACAGAAATGCAACATGGGTCTCTGGAATTGGCGGCAAAGGGGGCCTTCAATGCGGAATGATTGATTTGGTAGTTGGTCGAGGTCAAATTATTATAGAACACAATAAAAAAAACAATGTCGATCCATTAAAGGGGATTGAATTAGTTGGACCTATGTTTCATTCTGATGCTGCGAGAATTTACATAACACAAAGATGTGAAAATATTGATAGATATTTTGGACTAAAGCCATCTGGCGGACCGGATTCTTCTCGTAAATCTGCTGTTGCTTTAAAGGCAGATCAAGTAAGAATAGTAGGTAGAGAAAAAGTTAGAATCTACGCAGGGCGAGGAAATTTTGACGGCTTTGATGCATCAATTGGAGAGACAAATTGTCTCGGACAACGTTTGAAAGGACAAGTAATAGAACTGCAAGTCGGAAATCAAAAATTACATCCATTAGTGCTGGGCTACAAACTTACTGATTATTTAAAGAAAAAAAATAAAACACAAAGAAAAATATTTAACATGCTAAACGGGCTAAACACAAACATGTTAATATTAAGTGGAATAGTTTCTGTGTTACCCGGAGCAGCAATTGGAACTACTCCAATAATGAAACAGAACATAGAAGAAATGGCGAATACAATAAACGAAACTTTGAACACTTTTTTTGATGATATAAATGCATTAGATAGTGATCTTGTGCCTGGCGCAAACCATATTTTAAGCGACTCTGTATTTACAACGTGAGGTAAAAAATGTCAGAATCAAAATTTAAACAATTACAAGAAGATGCTTGTTTTAAAACACCAGAAGAAATCTTAGAAGAATTAAAAGAACCAGATAAGATTTGTCCTACGTGTATACCAAATCCAAACTACATCGAACCAGATTGGACTCAATCAGAAGACCCATATTTAAATGAAAAGCAGTGCGAATATCAAGTAAAAGTAATGATAAACATCGACGCTGATGTGTACTATGACGACACACAGAGATTGGTGGCTTCTACCGTGGTACCAGAAGGCACAAAAAGAAACAGTTTTGTTAATTTATCCGACTCTCCTTATCCTTTTAAAACACTATTAAAGTCTTACATAAGACCAGCAGTTCGTAAAATACTACGATTTTATGATAAGTTAGATACAGATGAAATAGTCTGCGCCTCTCCTCCACGATCCGCAGGACAAACATGTAAAGGTATTTTTGGTTTGGACTACGAACAGTACGTTAAAAGACAAGATCAATTAACTGAGGCTGCAATCCCGCAATCCTTTAATACTGACGAGGTGGATGAAGAGATTTTAACCATGTTGCCTGACATAAAAAACGCAAAGGCATTAGAGCTATTTGCTAGAGTTAAAGATTATACGTTTATAACGCCTTCTAAGATTATGATCGTGCATGTAGGGATACCTGCAAATAAATTCAACGAAGTGCCCAATGCACCAGATCTAGGCTCTATGGATACTTCAAAAGACAAAATCGTTATAAAACCTCCTGAGTTTATGGATGCAATACAAAGATTTCAATCTGCGATGAATTCATTTAAAACGTTCCAATCGTATTTCTACAGAGAAGAAAACGGTTCTATTTATTTTGAAAAATCTGGTAATCCTTTTTATATAAAATTTTACGCAGAAGAAAGAATTGAAAAATTTGTGCGACAACTTGATGCGCTATTAAATAAGAACGATTTTGATTTGCGAGGCTTTCTAGACACAGGAACAAAATCACACAATATTGCTTTTGAAGTAGAAGTTTCTTTTGATAAAAGTGATGAAAATAAACCATTCGCAGTGAAAAGTGTAAGAGCTAGAAAAAATAATTGTCCGTATGTTAGTTGTAAAAAAGGACTAGATTCTTTCAAGCAATACGCCAGAAATAATCAAACAATGATGGGTTATTTTTCTGATATAAACAACATAAGAACAGCCTTAGAGAGTAATAAAACACCACCATGGCTAGATTTTATTGTAGGCAAAACATTTCCGAAACTAGCAGTTAACTATGGTAGTTCTCGTAACTTTCAAGAAGATAGTTGCTTAAGCGTTAACTTTAATGACATCGCAGATTTTATTTTGAACGAAGCGATGAGTCTATTTAAGTCCATAGAATATCGATACAATAGTAACGCATGTAAAACCAAAGAACAAATGATAAAAGAAAATAAAGAAATAAAAGATTTCTTTACTGGTGAAAATGTACAACAATTAGATGAATTAATAGACGCTTGGAATACTAGAGAAAGACAAGCAGAAAAAGCAACAGAAACAGTTGTGAATGGATTTGGTAACGCCATGGAAAACGGCAAAAAAGTTTGGGATGATCCTATTGGTTCTTTAAAGAAAATGGGAACTAATTTACAAAAAGGGTTAACCTCTGCACCAAATGCTATAGCTGAGTTTATAAAAAATTTCAACCCCTGTGATCTGCAAGCTAATTTGGAAGGAGCAATTAAGTGTTTATCTGCTGCTTTGACTTTGGACGAAGTGTATTACACACTTATAAAGCAAATCATCACTTCTAGCGGAGAAGCAGCGCTGGAGATAATCCTAGAAACACTACCAGCAAACAAGAGACAAGAAATAGAAGCAAAAGTAAGAAGTGAATTTAAAGACATGCCTTATCCATGGGAGGCTGGATGGGATTCTGGTTCTTTGGGAGAAGCAGTAGACAGACAAACAGTTAAAAACATTGAACAGAACAAAGACAGTCCGGGAACTATGGGAGACAGACTATCAGCAGAGTTCACATCGATGTCAACTGAAGCAAAAATAGAAGAAATCAAAAAAAGAATACAAGAATTGAAAAGTGGAGAGTTTAAGCTAGCATACAGAAAAAAACTATTAGATAAGATAGCCGTGCTAGAAGCAGATCTTCAAACTAATTTAGATTTTATAATCAGTGAAGAACAGAAAAAAAGATCTTTATTTTCTTCACAAATGACTTTAACTTCACAACTAGTTGATTTACAAAGGCAGTTTGATTTTTACGTTCAACAAGCAGACAACATAAGTGACGACGAAACAGCAGTTAATGAAATAATTGAAAGACAAGGTAGGGAATTGGGCGAACAAATTAATACCGTGGAAACGCAACTTAGAAATGTCAAAGAGTCAATTGAAGATACATCTTTCCAAATCGAAAGAGCTAGGGATAATAATGTAACGTTTCAACAATCTATAAATAACGAAAAAAAATCTTTAGCAGACCTAGATGCTGGAACAGATAGTTTTTCTAAAACAGTAGAACAAGAAGTTAGCAAGCTAATCATAGAACTGAGGAAACTTGAAAAAAAGAAATTTGAAGCAGACGCAACAGCAGATGAAATACAGCAGTATCAAAATTTTAAAAATTTAACACCCACTGAACAACAAGAGGTCATCGACCGACAAAAAAGAAAAACCGCAATTGTCAGTATTACACCTGAAGACGAAATCAGGCCTGGCACCCTAGGAAAAGCGCTAGGGAATGTACAAAGCGCGCTAACTCAAGCCTACATTGATGAAATAATGAAAACCGCATCGGTTGTAGAGTTGCAAAGAGCAATTGAGAACATACCGGGAGCAAATTTATTAGGAAAAATTATTTCAAGATTTGAATGTGGAAAAGATCCGTTAGTCTATCCGCCCATAGACTCTTTTCTTTCCACCTTAACAGCCGATCCATGTGGTAGTGAAGAAACCAGAATCGCTATGCCAGAACTTAGAGAACTGGAACTCAACTTTAATTGGCTTGAACAACTAGGTGACGCGATGTACGTAGCACTAAGAGAACTGGCTTCTAGAGTAATAGTTGCTCTTATAATTAAAACAACAGAATTGTTAAATGTAGATCTATGTCAAGCAATTGGCAATGTCACACGGGCTGGTATTGCAGCGATACAAGATGGTGGTTTCGACGCTTTTGTTTCTAATCTCCTCTGTCCAGATGCAAAAGCAGATGACGACAGGGATAAAGTCAATAGAAATGTTTTGCAAGCGGGTGGCGCACGAGGCAAAAGTGACGCCAGCTATAGAGATTTAGCAAATCTATTGTCAGTTAGTGCCACACAAAAAGAGATTAAACAAGCCATGGTAGGTTCACCAAGCCCTGCTTTTTTAGGTAACATTTCTTTTTTAGTTAAAAACACCTTACCCGAATTTTCTGAACTTTTTTCAGACACAGAGTCTACCGATCAGTTTTTTCAAACAATGGGCAACTTTTTAACCGCAGAACAGAGAAACAACATTATAGATGAACTGGATAGTCCATTAGATGATTTTCCGGTTGACCTAAGTATTTGTTTGACAAAAGAAGCAAAAGATTTGTGGGATCAAAACAGAATTGCTGCCTTCTCAGATCCAGAGATTGGGAGAGAATTTGTTAGAAAACAAGACGAGAGAAATAAAACTAATCTAGCAGACGCAGCTAATTTGCTTTTAAATGGTCCTGGTTTAGATAAAGCTATTAATGATGCTTTTGGTCCCAAAGATCCAGATTGTAAGGATCAACGCATTATACCGAGTTTTGACGACTACCCAGAAAATAAACAAATAGTAATTTCAAATGCAATAACTGGTATCTTTAAGCGTCTAGAAAAAGCATTTATTGATGATACTGTAGAAGACAATTTTTTTAATCCATTCAATCCACCGGGTGTATTGTTAGAAATTTTGTCTAATAAAAAATTCTTCAATCTAACCAAGCATATGTTAATTGAGAACAATTTCTTCTTTCGTTTAATTTTTGGCCAGTTGGGAGTAGAGCTAGAACTCCCTACGACAGTCGCAATACAGCTAAAACAATTTATAGAATCTCAAGAAATAAGCTATAAGGTCGGATTTCCCACAGTATTATCATATGATAATGAAAAATTTAACACGACAAGATTTGGTAGAAAAATTATAAATAATTTTACCAGCACAATTATTCTTAATGAAACTCTTTTACCCGATGGGCAAACTTTATTTCAAGATTTGTGGGATCACATAAACTTTACAAATAATAACTTTTTACAAATACCACAAGATTATCAAGTTGAGGATAGTTCTTTAGCGTTCGGCCCAGCAACATTAGGCAAGATGGTAGAGTCAATATGGTCAGAGTTTGATGTAGAATTTCAACCAGAAACTTTTACATCATTTTTTGAGGGTATGAATACAGAAATTTACAATAGATTGCCTAAAAGATTCACCGAGAGGCAAGTAGGCGTGCCCTCAGAAGGATTTTTGTTTGGTAACGCCAACATCCCAGTAGAGCAGGATTCTGATTTGGTTTATGTTGGCCCGAACGGCGAGGAACCTTACGAAGATTTTTATGATGAAGAAGATGGGGTTTTAGGAAGAAGTAAAACTAATAACCCTAGAGTGCACTTTCTAGATCCTACTAGACACGGTGGTACGTTTTTGGAACCAAAAATTTATATAGCAGAACCAAAGCACACGGGCTGGATGGCTTTTTCTAAAATAGTAGTGCCAAATCCTACTGGCTGTGATCCTAAAAATTCTAATTTTTTAATGCTAGATACACTGTTAAAGGAGATCGACAGAAATAAACAAAGTATTCAACCGCACGAATTGTTACCGTACAGTCCAACATGCACAGTAGAATTACCGTTCGATAAAATATCAAGCCCCGATACTTTAGCTACTTTAGAGGGTATCGTACGGGCTACAATACGAGTTTACTTATCTGATTTTTTGATACGATCATTTCCTATTTTTGCAAACGTACATTTAGATGTTGATAGAAATTATGACAATTTGCTGCTGAATTACATAACAGAAAAAGTGTATAGAGGTATTTCAAACGAAACTTCTCTTTTTGCATCAACTTATGAGGGAACTGTCTATGCGCTGCTGTTCCTAGAGCAAGTGGTCCAGACAGTAAGCCGGAGAGTCAAAAATAATCAAATGGAAAGTAATTTAGAAATAGAGCAAATACTTGATGAGTGCAACATGTTGCAAGAATCATACCCTTTATTATACGGACGTGATGTTTTTAATTACAATTTATACACAAGAGGGTTTGGTGCAATAATTAAGTTTTCCCAATCAGATTTGGATAAATTTGCCGCTATCCAGAGAGGCACAACTATAATAGGGTCTGGAGGTTTTGATTTGCTTAATGTTCTAGAAAGTGTGGTATTTTCAATAATCCCAATCAGTCTAGAGCAAGCTAGATTTGCAGTAAAAATTGATGCTTTAAACTCTATAAAATCTAGCATCAAAAAGTTGTTAAAATATGTAGTAAAAGAAGAACTAGACGTTTACACCAAAAAAATGAGAGATGAATTAGAACCGCGTCCATGGATTTATGACATTAAAAAGTTTTTTATTGGTGGTTCTTATATGATGTTGGGCAAGCAAATAAACGCCGGTGTTTACGATGCCGAGGTGCCAATAGGTGGTGGTGTGGGTTCATTACCCTATGGAGACCTTGTAGAATGCGCGAAGGCTGACATGAATCATGCACTAAACGGAACTGAGATCTCGGATAAAAGATTCGATCGATTATCTGAACATGGCGGTTTTTATTTGGAAAAATTTGTAGTATGTAGCCCTAAAAAAGATAATAATTTAATAAACGTAGCAAAAGTCAACGGACTAGTCAGCATTAGTGAGTTAAAAAGTTTTCTGAATGATAATCGATTTCTTTTAAACATTGACAAAAACATCTCAGACTATTTCGGCGATGCTGTTCTAACGGAGGATGAATTATCTTACGAAGGAAGCATAGGTATAAAATTTGGTGTTCGTTTGTGTTTTATTCCTCCGAAGGGTTTTACTTTACCTGTGGGAACAAGTAACATCCCAATGGAAAAAAGATCTTTTATTCAACTTCCTGCGGCTTTTGAAACAGAATCTGGTACAAAAGTTTTGCAAAGTTCTAAGTTTAGCTTTCCTATTTGTTCTTTCGAAGAAGACATACTAGATGTAACAATTGAAGAATTACTTAATTCTAATAACAATTTAGACCAAGAATTAAAATGCTATGTTGATAAAATGACAAAAACAGAAAATTTTGTACATTTGATGGACAATGTACTCCAGATAAAAAAAATACCATCTTTGTACATGATCTATTCTTATATAAATCTTATACCGTCTCTAGGGTCTTTTCCGGATGAGAGAGAAACCCCAGGCGAAACAGATTTTCCTTCAAATGAAATTTCAAAAATCTTTGCTGACTCTAAAGCACAATCCAGAAGCCTTTTTGTTTCTTTTTATAGAAATGATGACAGAGACCCGCCAAATGAAGAATCTGGTAACGAAGACATACTCAAAGCATTACAGAGAAGAGCACTAAATGCAATTTCGTTTATAAATTTTGGAGAGTTTTCGTGGGGCCTGAGAAGAAGAATCGTTAGACAAAATCCTTTCGATAAAGATGGCAATGAGTGTACAAATAATTTTGGCAAGTTATTTAATACAGGAGGAAAGTAAAATGCCAACAGAAGTAATAGCACCAATTATTCCATTAGAGATAGACGAAGAGACAGGCTCTTATCGAATTCATGCTGTAGCAGATATAACAAAAGTTGTAGATCAAAATCTTAAAATGATTTTGTTGACAAGACCGGGGGAAAGAATAACTTTGCCTGATTTTGGTGTCGGATTATCCAGATATTTATTTGAGTTGAAATCGCAAATACAACTAGGAACATCGACTTTGCCGCCAATAAGAGAAAACATTATTTCTCAGATATCTACGTTTTTGCGCTACATAACGATTAGTAATTTAGAAATTAATTTTAGTAAAGATGAGTCTGTTATGCAAATTAAAATAAGTTATTTTATCAATGATTCTGCTATCGCGTCTACTTTTGATTTAACATTGTCTGAGACATTAGAGAATTTACCGGTATAAACTCAAATTCAGAAAGAAAACTACTTACTGTAGTTGTGAGGATTAAAAATGCCAAAAAATAAAAATGTTGCCATAAAATACACAAGTAGAGAGTTTGAAAGCATCAAAGAAGATTTGGTGCAATATGCAAAAAGGTATTATCCAAATGCATACCGAGATTTTTCTGAGGCCTCTTTTGGATCTCTAGTTTTGGACACAGTTGCCTATTCCGGAGATATTTTATCTTATTATCTGGATTATCATGTCAATGAAAGTTTTCTAGACACCAGTCTAGAGTTTGAAAATGTTCGTAAGCATGCTAGAGCTATGGGCTATAAATTTGCTGGAACACCTTCTTCTTATGGCATTGTTTCGCTGTTCATACTATGCCCAGCAAATTCTGAAGGAACAGCGCCTGATGATTCTTATTTGCCAATTTTAAAAGAGGGGGCAACATTTACAACATCCGACGGAGGTAGTTTTATACTATCTGAAGATGTAAATTTTTCTGATGCGACATCGGACATTGTGGCGGCACGTTTTAATTCCACGACAGGTGCAACAACTTATTTTGCTGTTAGAAATTACGGACAAGTCCAATCAGGAATACTTCAATTGGCCACTGTCGACCTAACAAATTCAGTATTTGAAAAATTTAAAAAAATCCGTGTCGGTGCGCCCAACATATCAGAAATCATTTCTGTTTATGACAGTGAAGGTAATCGTTACTATGAAGTAGAACATTTGTCACAAGAAGTAGTTTTTGTAGATACAACAAATCAAAATGCCGCAGTCGATGGTGTAAGATCAATACTTAAGCCATTTGCAACTGCTCGAAGATTTGTTTTAGAACAAGATGACACCGGTACATTTTTACAATTCGGATTTGGATCAGAGAACACTGACAATGACGGAATAACTGACCCATCTCGTGTCGCACTAAAAATGCAAGGTAAAGATTACATCAGTAAAAAATCATTTGATCCATCTAAGCTAATAACAACAAATAAGCTAGGAATTTCTCCGCACAACACAGAACTTACAATAATCTATAGATCAAATGCACCAGAGACTACAAATGTACCAGCTAATTCTATTAACCAAGTAAATGCGCGCAACATGATCTTTAAAGACATCTCTGTTTTAACAGATTCACAAAGGAGTTTTGTAGAAAACTCTTTAGAGGTAAACAATGAAGACCCAATAACATCTATAGATGTCGACATATCGGTAGAAGAATTAAAGCAGAGAGCAAAATCCAACTATGCATCTCAAGGCAGAGCAGTTACTAAACAAGACTATGAGTCTCTAGTCTACAGCATGCCTCGAAAATTTGGTGCGGTATCGCGCGCAAATATAGTTAATGATCCTTCATCGAGCAACAGAAAAATTTCTCTATATTTAATTTCTCAAGATAATGAAGGAAACTTAACTAAAACTAATTCTGTTACAAAAAATAACATAAAAAATTATCTTAATCAGTACAGGTCTTTAAATGATCAAATTGAAATTTATGATCCAAAAGTAATAAATTTACAGATTGAATTTACTGTCATGGTAGATAAAAAGTTTTCTAAAGATGCTGTATTGGTTGAGTGTATAGAAGAGGTAAAGCAGCTATATGCTGACAAATTTTATATCGGAGAGCCATTATATATAACCAGAATTTATTCTATTTTGAATAGAGTTGATGGCGTTCTAGATGTTAGAAAAGTAAAAATTGAAAACAAAACAGGTGGCGTATACTCGGACGTTTCTCTAGATATGGATAAAATTTTATCTAAAGATGGTACTTTTTATCATACACCAAATAATTCAATCTTGGAACTAAAATTTCCAGACAACGACATTAAAGGAATAGCAAAGTAATGGCCATAAAAAGATATTTCGCGAATGCTGATAATACAATCACCAATGCATTCCAAGACAACTTAGTAGTTCGTGCAACTGGCTCCAACATGGGTCAAGCCGACATATTGGAAACTTTTTCAATTTACGCACAAGAAAGCGCAACTTCAACCGAGTTGGCAAGAATTATACTTCAATTCCCTGTAATTGAAGAGATTAAAGCAGACAGAGAAGCAGAGTTAATACCACAATCTGGAAAAGTCTCGTTTTTCCTCAAAATGTTTAATGCTAGGCACCCTCACACTCTTCCAAAAAATTACAAATTAGACGTGTTGGCAGTATCATCTTCATGGCAAGAAGGTAACGGCTTAGACATGGAAAACTACTCTGACATAACTTATAACGGAATAGGATCAAACTGGATCCAAGCAAGACAATCTTCTAGTGCTGATGATGGTCGTTGGACAAGCGCTGGTGGTGATTACCATGATTCTCCAATTTATTCTGCTTCTTTTGACGAGGGAGATGAAGATTTAGAAGTAAATGTAACAACTTTGGTCGAACAATGGATACTTGGTACAAAAGAAAACTATGGCTTCGGAGTGCACCTTTCAGCATCATACGAAGCCTCGTCGTCTTCAAACCCAGAGGGGGCCCAATTTTCTTACTACACAAAGAAGTTTTTCGCAAGATCATCAGAGTTTTACTTTAGCCGTCCTGTGTTGGAGGCTCGTTGGGATTCGACTAGGAAAGATAATAGGGCAAATTTTTATCTCAGTTCTTCTTTGGCACCAGCAGTTGAAAACTTAAATACACTTTACTTGTATAACTACATTCGTGGAAATCTTCGCGACATTTCAGGAGATTCCAGCGCAATACCGGTTTTAAATCTTTATTACTCCTCAGGGTCTGTGCCCGAAGGTACTGCGCGTTATTTTCGAGATTCTTCTAACACTGCGGTGAATTTTCTAAGCGCTTCACGAGAGTCCAGGGGTATTTATAAAGCAACTTTTTCTGTGACAGCAAGCGCAGTAACGGCGACATACCCCTATCTAGTTGACGTTTGGACCATGAGTGGGAGCGAATTACACACAGGATCAGTAATAATACCAAAAGAGCACTCATTTTCAAACTACAATCCAAACACAAAATATGTTGTAAGCATTAAAAATCTTAAGCCAAAATACAGTAGAGGTCAAACTGAAAGGTTCAGACTTTTTGTGAGAGAAAAAAATTGGTCGCCTAATGTTTATACTACGGCGAAAACAGCACCAGAAAATCTACTGATAGAAAGTGCGTCTTATCAAATCACAAGAGCATCAGATAAAAAAATCGTTATTCCCTATGGAACTGGCTCAACAGCAGAAACAATGCTATCTTATGATTCTGATGGTAATTACTTTGATTTAGATATGGATTTATTAGAAGAAGGATATACATACGAAATGAAACTTTCTTTTTATGAAGACTCGCTTTCTTCTTATAGAGAACAGCCGTATACATTCAAAATCAGAGTAGAGCAAGATGAGTATTAAAAGTTTATTTAACAACAAAACAAAAACGTTTGAAAGTGCAATTTCTGGTAGTAAGCACATAGAGTCGAAAGATCTAGCACTTACTACAAACAAGCGTAATGAAACATTCTATCCTTTCATTGATTTTTCTAGTGCCTCAAATTTTGCGAAGTTTGGATCCGCAGAAGAATATTATAACAATTCGATCGAAAGAATTTATGACAACTATCCGTACGATGGATCAGAAAATGAAAAACTTCAATTTGAATTGTCATCATCTTATCTAGATAAATACATTTTTGAGCAAAGATACCCTAAGACAAATGGTCACATCAAAATTTCTGGACCTTCAGCAGGCGGAACAAAGACGCAAGGCTTTGGTACCAACCCCACCCCAGAGTACATTTACGTGCGAGGCGGTCTTCATGTAGCAGACAACATGACAACAAAACCATTGCAGCAAACATTTGATAAATCTGTTGTTTATGATGCAGCTAAGCGAAGAGTTAGTAGCCTAAGGATGAACATACCACAAGGACTAACGACAGAATTTTGGTTAAAAAAAGAAGCATTTGACAACTCTAGAACAGAAAAAGAAATTATTGTAGACTTGTGGAATGGTGAACTATCATCATCAGCAAACTATGGTCGTTTTACTTTGGCTCTTTCTGGTACAGCAACAGGGACTGATACTTTTATCGTAACAATGCAATCTGGGACAACTGGTTTCTATGAGGAAGCAATCGGAACAGCAACAGTTACAACTTCATCGTTAGCGGATTGGCATCACTATGCCTTATCATTTGTATCGGCTTCAACGGGAACCACATCAAGACTTTACATAGATGGAGATTTAAATGAAAGCAAATCCCTAGGATCTGCAGGCATTGATGAAATTCGAGGATTAATTAATGGTTACATCGGCGCTCTACAAACAGCGCCATCAGGAAATGTTTTTCATGGTGTCAATCTTGTTGCTGCCGGCACGTTAAGTGCAAGTTTAGATGATTTTCGATACTGGAAGACACGAAGATCCTCAGAAGAAATTTACAACAATTGGTATCGACATGTTGGTGGTGGCACAAATACCGATGATGCCAATACTCTTTTGGGCATTTATTACAAATTTAATGAAGGCATCGTAGGGAATACTGCGATTGATTCCGTCGTCCTAGATTACTCAGGTCGTCTCGCAAATGGAACTTGGACTGGCTATAGTGACGGCGCAAGATTAACTAGCTCTGCTTTTGTAGAGTCTGGTCTTCTTGCAAGTGAACCAAAAGATCCAATTATTTATAGTGCCCACCCGGATGTTGCTGCTTTAAAAACAGAACTGGCTAGCGCGGGTAAAAAACATGATGTTGAAAACCCCGCTTTACTTTACACTAAAATCCCGCAATGGATAAGAGAAGAAGACCAAGTTTCCGGGAAGGCAACAAAGTACTTATTTCAAATAATAGCGAGTTATTTTGATACATTACACTCACAAATTACTGCTCTACCAAGTTTAAAAAACAAAGTCTATCCTAGTTCTAGCTATAAACCACTTCCTTTCGCAGATCGTCTTCTAGAAGAAAAAGGATTAGTGGTGCCGGATCTTTTTATAGATGCAAATGTACTAGAGGCTTTTGGGGATAGAGACTTAAACCAAGTACAATACGAAGAGAAAATTGTAGATATAAAAAATCAGATCTACACGAACATATACAACAATTTAGAAGATATTTTTAAACAAAAAGGAACGGAGAGTTCTATAAGAAACATGCTAAGGTGTTTTGGTATAGATGATGAAATTGTAAAATTAAACATCTACACAGACCATGGTAAACACTATTTTACCGATGCATTTAAACATACAGTAAGCAATAAAAAGTTTATAAACTTTAATAGAGAAACACATTTAGATGCTACATTATTTCAAACATCTTCCACGAATCATTCCTTAACTTACATCTCAGGTTCCGGCGCAGAAAAACTAGAACAATATAATGCATTCACTAGCGAAGTGTCAATTATGATACCAAGTAAAATTAAATTTCCTGCTGATGGTTATTTTGTTACACCGTTTCAATCTGCTTCTGTTTTCGGAATGCATCAAGCACTAGAAAGTAGTGCTGACTACACCTGGGCCTCCCCAGATACAGCAAATTTTCAAGTTTATTTGGTTAGAGATGAGCTAGAATCTTCAACTGCTAAATTTGTTTTAAAGGATTACGCTGGAACTTTTAGTCTTGAGACACCATTTTACAAAGAAATCTATTCGAATGAACTCTGGAATTTAGCAGTTAGTGTAAAACCGGTTGATTATCCAATCGCTGGTAATGTAATTACAGCATCAAACAGAACCTATCAGTTGGAATTCTATGGAGTAAATCATGCTTTTGATACTGTTAAAAATGAGTTTTCTTTAACGCAAAGTTTAAACTACGCAAATGGTTCATCTTACTTGTCAAATGCAAAAAGATTTTTCATTGGCGCACACAGAACAAACTTCACAGGAAGTGTTTTAGAGCAAACCGACTTGAAAATAGGACGCTTTAATCTTTGGTACGATTATCTCTCTGATGAAACAATAAAACTTCATAACTTGGATGTTGGAGGAAAAGGAAATAAAAAAGCCTCTAGGGCATCAACTATTTTTGGTAAAGACTTGTCTCAAGTTGAAGTTCCGTCATACGAACTATTAACAGCGGATTGGGACTTTGAAACCGTAACGACATCAGATGGTTCCGGTGAATTCATTGTGATTGATGCGTCTAGTGGATCTTTAGACAATAGATACGGGTGGATGGATAAGATTATCAGAAGAGAGCATCGAGCTAAGGGCTTTGGGTTTCCAAATTCTAGCACGAGTGTGGTAGATAATGAAATTGTTTATTCTTCCAAGAAAGAATTACCGGAAATTTCTTACTCTTCTGATAGAGTTACCATCGAGGGCGAAGAGCAAGAATTCTTTATCGAAGACGAGGATGTCTCAGATAATTTCTACTCTCTAGAAAAAAGCATGTATCAAGTGATCTCAGAAGAGATGCTAAGAAGCCTTTCAACAATTCAAGAAATGTCAAATCTTATGGGCGAGGCGATTGACAGGTACAGAATTAACTATAAAAAACTTGATCTAGTTAGAAGACTATTCTTTGAAGATGTCGAAGCAGATCCTGATTTCGACAGATTTAGTGAGTATTTTAAGTGGATTGATTCATCAGTTTCTTTTATGGTGTCCCAACTTTTTCCAGTGAGTGTAAGATTTTCAAAAGGTATCTCAGATGTCGTTGAGTCGCACATTTTTGAAAGAAACAAATATCAAAGTAAATTTCCGCTGACGTCAATACATACTGCTACAGAGGGTAGAGTAAAAGGCGTTGGGGAACTTAAATATAAATGGCAATTTGGACATGCACCAATAGAAGGTGGTGACAACAACAATTGTGTTTGGCAAAAAGAAAGAAAAGAAAGAACGCAAGAAGCCCGAGAAAGTATAAGAAAAGTTATTGTTAATGACAACAATGCTCAACCTACAGTTTTAGGTAATCAAGATAGAACATCTTATTTTGGCTCAACTTATGCTATAAGAAGATTTACAAACACTTATCGAGTTGGCTCTACAATCAGTCAAACTATACATCCCGGTATCAACTATAATCTTCAAAAAAACAGAGACTACATTTGGAACGCTGTAAATCGTGGCTCCAGACTAACATCCTTGGGTATCCCTGTTAATGTTCTTATAGTGGGTGCCGGACCAGGACAGGGGATAGAACTACCAGCAAATACATGTAGTGATGTTGAGGTACCCAATGAAAAGAAAAAATTTAATACAACAGTGTTTGTTGGTAAATTCGCTGGTGGTGGAAACGGAGGCACTTTTGCTCCCATAAATGATAGTGCGTCTTACAACTATGCGCTCAAGGGTGCACACAATTTACCTTTTGATATCTTCTCAGGCACTATCGGTGGTTACAATTCTAGTTTCGCTAGCGGATACAGATCAGGTGCTTATGTTACAAATATTCATTCTGACACGACCGATTTTTCAAATGATGTACCATTACAAGGTCCGTTTACTAATCAATGGGTCGGCGGTCACCAATCTAGACACATTGACCTAAACCGGTTTGATCCAACATTAAATGATGATGACATTGGTGGCCCAACTCCAAACAACCTTCACAATCAATATACGAGAGCAGAAGGGTGGCTCCTGAGGTTTGTTGAAAATGATGGTGGCGATTCTGACGGTGCTTTTGGTATTGTCGATCCGCAATACGGCGTAACAAGAGCAACCAATAAGTACCCCGATGCTGCCAAAAAATCTGCTGTATTGTATAGAGATGGCCGAACAAAACGCGCGTTTAACATCTCTAACATACAAACTACTACATCAAGTATTAATCATGGAAATTACTACAAAAATTACGAAATTATAAGCGCTGGAACCAATAAGCAGCAAAATAATTTATTCTTTAGAAAGTATGTTAACACTCATACGTTTGTTCCTTCTGAGATCGGAGAGATATTACCAGCAACAACTAACTATCAAACTTTGATTGGCATAACAAACACACCATCTGGAAATGTATTTGGAATCGGTGATTCAAACATTCTAAACGACAGACCAGAAGTCCTGTTTCCGGAAACCAATGCCTCTATAAAGTTTTTTCTAGACGAAGTATCAGATATAACCGCAGACTCAGGAACAAGTCTAGAAATAACAGGCGGAGGCGTAACACATCTTACTGAAGTAAACGATCCACACAATGCAATAGCTTTTCCAACCGCCAATTTGATTCTTAGAACAGGATCTTTAGGACTAGCATTCCGTGCACCACAAAATCCTACTTTTACTAATTCAAATAGAGCTAATAATAACGCCTACAGCGGCTTTACCAATACAGTTTCGTTATCATTTTGGCTGTATACTGGTGATGTTGGCGCCGGCTGTGAGTCAAAAATTTTGTGGATGGCTGGTGCAAATGATAGACATAGGGTATTATTTACTCAAACAAAAATTCAAGTAATTTATTTTAATACTGGTGGTGGTTTTGGCACCGCTACATTTTCCACGGACATCGGATCGGAGTCGGATCAGTGGCAGCATTTTGTAATTCACTTTAACACTCAAGACTTAACAAAACCTTCTTTCGTTCCCAGAGTTTGGAAAAATGGTACCGAGATTTCCGGAACCGGCTATGGTGCCCCGGGCGGAACGGCACCCAGTATTGATAGATTACATCTGCGGTTAGATCAAGAAATGGGCTTTCAAGATGTTGTGGTATGGAACAAACTACTTACACAAGAAGATATAAACATATTGTATGCAAACGGAAATTGGAATAATCCAAAAACACATCCAAGTTCCTCGCAGATAATCGATTGGTATAAATATGGATATGAAGATTATTGGGCGACTTTGGGGAGTTATTCTAGTGGTAATGCTCTAACAACACATGGTTCCCCTACTTATACTATTTCTTCTAGTTTTGGGACTGGAAATAACGACCTACAAATTGACTCCAATTATGATCAAGATTTTTTCTTTACTACAGGCAATAATCCCTTTGGTCCCGCCAAATCAAATACGGTATTTTTCAATGAACTGTCTTCTTCGTTGTCATCTTCTTTCACTAGTTGGCAGGTATCGTATAGAGAGGTTCCATTCCCACCATCAACTACACTAGGATTCTTTTCCTTAGTTCAATATACAGGAAGTAATGTCACTGTCGCAGCAACAGAAACCAGAACTGATTTTAGTAATTTAATAGTTACACCATTTACTCCAGATCAGTTTGAAACTGGATATTTAAATACAACAACTAAAATCACAAGCAGCGTAACTAAAACCATTATATCTTCTCGCTTTTCTGCACCAGGTTCAATAGATACATTAAGCTATGGTTTCCTAGACGCATACTCACAAGAATTTTCTGTTTACAATAATCTTAACTACAGAAATATGTCAGTTCGAGGAATTGCTGTTCGAGTATCTGCATCCGCAGATGGCTCTGACTTCTACAATTTTGGAGGCTCAGGAGAAGCCGGTACAATCCGAGTCAACGATCATAGAAGCGCTAGAGATGGTCTTAAAGCGCTTCTATCTCGTCATTCCGGAAAATTTGGAATTGATCCTCGATACGCCTCCGAACTAGGCTCAGAGCCGTTGGAGCAAGCAAACCCAGATCCCTCATTCCATAAGCAACAGAGAAATGAAAGTAAAAGACCAAGTGATACTTCAACAGTACTAGCACCTGTTTTTGTTAAGAGATACGACAACATGTACATTAGTTCTCCCATACCAAGATCAGACTTTCAATATAAGTGGATAACTTCTACATTAGGAAGTAATTATAGTATAACAAGCGGAAAGCAAAGAATGTACGGATACGCAGACCCAACAGGGATTTTAAGTTCCTCAGTCGTTATAGACGGCGATAGCGGATTTGTTCCAGCAATAACTTTCCCAACAGCCTCAGAGATTTTTGGAGTATAGAATGGCGTATTATGTAGACTTTGTTGGATTAAACACATTTATTTATGAACCCGTTGGTTGGGATGCTGAAGAACAAGGGGGGTTTGAAATTGTATCGCAAGGCGGTGGTGATAGCATTAGTGTTTCTCAAAATACAATTAATTTCTTACAACCATTTCAAATGGCATATTTAAAAAACTATCTTTTTTCTCATAACCTTCCAAATACAGCATCATTCTTTCCTGCTCTCATGCTTCGTAGAAATGGCCCATACGGTTATAATTCGTTCAAACAGATAAGAATAGGACAGAACCCTTTAACAAGAAAACAAATTCAAAACAATGTTTTTACTTTCGTAACAGAACCAGGCCCAGAAATTGTTATCAATAATAAGGGAAGACAAAATACGATTAGAGGAAGATACGGAGCAATTCAAAAATTCACAGAAACTCCCGTATACTCACATAGTAAACCATTTCTTGTTGGAGCCGGAACTTTTGATGTAACAGGCACACTTCAAAGGTTTGAAGTTGTTGGTGCTTATGGTAGTGAGACAAACTTCTTTAATAACGAAGAGGTCAACAAGTACTATAACAAGAGGCTTCGAAGATCTAGACAATATTCAACAATCTCCGGCTTTTATTTGAATGGCGGTCTTAATCAAGACGGATCTCCAATTGATTCTTTTGAGTATTTCAAGTATAGAGAGTGTGTTTACCCATCGAAGATTTATGCCTACAAAAACTATGTCAGACAAAGAACAACATTTTCCTTTCCGTGGAGAGACGATAGACAAAACAGAACAGAAGAAGTAGATGATAATGGATTCGGATCCCATGTCACTCAAAGCGTATGGCCATTAGACGCATACAGTAAATGGGATACGGGCACGTCGACCGCCAATCGGTGGGGCAACGTGTATGGTTACAATAGAAATGATTCTCTACCCCGAAGAGATCAAGTTGACTATGGAATTCTACAAAACCAGTACTCTTTTGGCGAGGATTCGATGGCTCTCAATCTAAGATATGGTGCACTTGATGGTCTCGTGAGAGTAGCACCGGTGTACAACAGAAAGCATACAATTACAATCTCCTCCTCAGTTGTTTCTCCGAATGGAATGAACATTGAGGGCATCAACACGGGCACCACAATGGGCAACATGGGTTCAGATAGTAAAGACGGTGTCGGTATCCCCGGGGGAGAAGCAAAATGGGAGGCCGGCTCTCAATCCGGTCTCAATCCATTTTACGATACATACGACAATTATATACAAGGTGTTCGTCAATACGGTAAAGATTATTCAATCATTCCGGAATTTAGAATTAGCGACCACGTTGAGACATACCAATCAAAAGGAATAACAGAGGAAATAACAAACTTGTTCTCCTTAACTGGTGCTCTATCCGACACAACAGACTCATCAAAAACAGATTTTTACAAAATTTACTCAAACTCTGAATTCATGAAACATTTTGAAGTTATTAAAAAAGATCATGATGGTTTTGTGCCGCCAACGTCAATAACTCTTAAGTGTAAAGCGATTAAAAAGTTGTTACCGTACGACGGTTTTTATCCGGCACAACGATCTGTGGAACTTGCAAAGCAGTTTTATAGTTCATATAAAGACTTTGTAGCAGTCTCGGGTTCCGAAGACGTATATGGAAGTGCTTCTTCATCCCCTGCTCTTTTTCAAAATCTTATGGTACCAATGTTTGCACCTGGTGTTTTATTTAATACAATAAAATCCGGTATTGCATGTGATTACCCACTAAAAGATGAAAACTTATCATTCGCTGCGAATAATATTACTTCAAGCGATGGAAATTTTTATATAAACGCAAATGGCTTCTTTCATAGAAGAATTCCGTTTGAAGCACTACTCGAACCGGAAAGATATTTAGCGCTTCGTGAATTTTATTGCAACGAACCTCATCGTTATGCCAATAATTCTGGGTCTGTTGTGTGGGATGGTAATGGAAATAATTTATATAAATTAATGGCCCATAACTTTATAGCAGAAACAACTGAATTTTTTATGAAATCAAAAAATATGTCGACAATTATCTCAAAGCCTTCTAACGATCCAAACGTTGGCTACGCGGAGGCTGGAAAAACATACATGATGAGAATCAAAATGTACAAAAGCAAAAACACCGCTAAACTACCAATAATATCTGGATCTTCTGGATTTTATAATCCGCCACAGTATCCATCTGCAAGCACAGAAACATTTACAATGTACTCTCGCCCAACTGCTTTTGGGCCTCCTGCCCGAGCAAGCAGCGGCTCTGGTGGCAGCGCAGGATGGTCAGAAAATGGAGAAAATTATCTTTTTACTCCGCCATACTATTATGGTGAGGCCTGGTGTGATGTTATGTTCACCGCCTCAGACACGAAAAAACACAGTATCTCAGAAATAATACAGCAATCCACCATAAAGCAATGGAGATATGCAGAGGCGACTGATGTTGATACTTATGCCAAATCAGTTCTACTTAATGGTGGTATTTTTCCAATTGTGACAGCGTCGTACAGCTATAGGCCGGATGATTTTTACAATACGTTGAAAATGGGTCTAGCGATGCACCTAAATGCATCTGTCAACATGTTTAGGCAGACAACAGCAGGAGATGCCGGCTCTGATCCAAGCGATGTACCCTCTCAGTGGGTAATTCAAACAAAATTTGAAACCCCAATGTTAAATTTTAATCATTTATCGGCATCCGACAGTGTTACGTTGCCCAGTAATGCGTCACAATCAGTACCGCGCGGAATGTGGCACCAATACGGAAACATTGAAGAAGATCCAACAAAAGGTGTCTTTCTACAGGTCGATGATGTACCTCCTGATTGGATTGATAACTGGTTGAGTCAAGACTCCGAAACAACTGGTTCGCTCGTTAATTTATGCGGCTTTTCAACAGAAGCAGTGAAATTAGGGCAAGTTGCTAGTGAAAAAACAATCAGCGAAGCGGTTGTTGCTGTTCCTTTTGTGGAACAAGACGGAGAAAGAAAGTTCTTTAGACTAAAAAGAGAAGACATAGAAAGAGCACAAAGAACCTCGCAAGAAAGAGCCCTTGTTGGTGCAACAATCGAAAGAATGGTGGCCAGAATGAAAAAATACGTGTTCCCTCCATCTATGGATTTTGTAAAATATAATTCGATTGATCCGTTTGCAATGTACATTTTTGAGTTTTCTCATGTTCTTAAAAAACAAGATTTGGCAAACATTTGGCAAAATCTGTATCCGCAAATAGGACAAACATTTGAAACTGCCGAATCAACGATTTCTCATGAATTATTGGCCCATGAACTTCTTGGTGGCGGGGCTGTTTTGGGCAATGATGGTACGAATGTAACATTAAATGTTAACGCAATCGGCAACGAACTACCAGACAGAGTCCAATGGATGGTGTTTAAAGTCAAGCAAAGAGCCGAGACTAACTACTATAATAAATTAATAGGACGACAAGTTGATGATTTTGGACCAGCATTGATGAGTGTTGATAACAGTGCCGGTACTTACCAGAATCCTTACCCAAATGTTGCCGAGATAGCTAGGGACCAACAGCAGCAAAACCAACCACAAGTTACCTCTGAAGGCCTTAACACGGATCTTTCTTATAATTGGCCTTACGACTTCTTTTCTCTAGTTGAATTAGCAAAGATTGAAAGCGAAGTTGAATTTTCAGAAAGAGCAGAAAAGTCTGTTGTGAGAACTCCAATAGTTCGCTCTAACAAACCAGAGCCAATTGGCGACGTCACAGCAAGACTCAGAACAACAAACGAAGCCATCAGATCAGGAAGGCTTGATCCGGCGTCAACTCAAATAGGAACATCTCCTAATACTCCGGCAACGACACAAGCATCTAGCACAGATACAGAAAATACCGGAGGCTACTAAATGACATTTTTTAATAAAAAAGAAGATGTGTTAAAAATTGAATTAACACCACACGGAAGAAAAATGCTTTCCAAAGGGAAACTAAAGCCAGTATATTATACTTTTTTAGATGATGACATTCTTTATGATAGTGCTCAAGGGGGTGTTAGTGAAAACAATTCACAAACTAAAAGTAGAATTTTATCTGAAACTCCTTACATGAAGCCACAAACAAATTACAAAGGAGTTGAAAGTAGTTTAAGAAATGAAGATAATAAAGTTGAACAAGTCACTTTTTTGCAACAAACAATCGGCTCTAACAACACCTCGGAGACTAGAGCCTCTGGTTGGAACATCACGGCTCTCTTGGGAGAAATCGAAAGTTCATCAAAATCACTAACAGGATCAACAACGACAGCGCAACAAATTCCGCAACTTGAATTAGAAATTAACTATACGATGTCAGTTGGGAATCAAAGCGATTTAGATTTCAGCAACACTGGTCTTTTGTTTAACACCGAACTACCTTCAGTTATAAAAGCAGATGGATCTTTCGTAAAGATAGAAAAAGAACAAGTTTTGCTCAACATCTTTGAAAGGAACGGGTTTTTTCATAAAGATTCATACGAACTTGAAGTTTATTTGTTTGAACAGGACGAAATACAAATAGATAGAAAACTTACTTTCCACACACAAGAAACACAAGTTATCAACAACATGCTGGTTGTAGATGACATTGATACACCACAAGTCACAACAACACCAGTTTCACAACATAACGTAGAGTACTATTTAAACTTAAACACAGACAAAAAAGTACCAGAAGAAGATATTTGCACTGGCCTTAGGAGACTAAAAGCTAAAGATATCTTTTTGGACTTAGAGGTTAGGTGCCCTGATCGCGATGGTCTAGACATCAATATTTATGGGTCTCGTGTTTCTCAAGATGACCTGGAGGAATGTTAATGTCTAGAGATTTAGTAGGATTTGAAAATTTACCAAATGCATTTATTAAAGAAATAGAGGTTTTTGATCATGATGCAAAAACTATGAAAATAACAGTAAAAGTGTGTGTGTATGATTCTAAAGAAAACCCAATGTGGTATGATACATCAGAGATGTTAACAAAAATGATGAAAGTTGGCTTATTTTTTTCATTAGATGAGAGTGTTAGTGAAGAAATAAACATAGGTAACATTGCTCTAAGTGACCTTAATTATGATTCAAAATCTCTACCCGGACCATCGATGTCGCATGATAATTTTGTTTTTAAGTTACATTTTGAAAAAATCATACCTAAAGACACTAAACATTTAAATTTGTACTGTTTTTGTGTTATTGAAAAACAAAAACTAGGAGAAAATTACGGTCTTCCGTTGGATAAACCATACAGTGGACCGATAAAATCAGAAAGAGTTTTTAAAGACTTTAAACTTGTAAATACTACAATGGCTTTTCTCTTACCAAATGGTGAATTTTGGCCTGGCCCTGTGCATGCACATAATGGCAATTTTATGGTGGGCTCTTATCATACTGATGAAGCCCACTCGCCTCTGGATAAGATAACTGTGCAAAACACTAAATTAAAAGATTATAGGGCTATTGACAATAGAAGAAGACACAAAAACCAAGAAACAAAAAATTTTATTAGTGATTTATTAGTGTCCTACAATTCAAACACTGACATAAATGCACTTTTTATGTTGAACACCAAAACAGTTTTACTAAGTAATACAAAATTTGGCTCCTTTTTAAATAGAGCAAGTAAGTCAATTTTTCAAAGATTGTTGGGGGCGTTTAAGATTAACTTGATGACAGTGCAAAGACAAAGAGTAAAAATAATTAAGCGCAACAATAGACAACAAACTCAAACTGTTTTTTCTAAAAAAAACATTATAAAAACAGGTGATAGTGTTATTCTTCGCAATACAACAAGGTTTGAAAGAAACGGCCCATTTGACTTGATAGTTCCGGAACTTCGTTCAAATAGGGATAATGTAACACGTAGAGAAGGTGAGATTTTTTTAGAAGAATTAAGTGATTACAAAAAAATAGCTATGATTAAAGAGTTATTTTTTGAATACGGCAATGAAATTAGAACATTTCAATTTAATGATTATGAATTAACAGATACTACGCCTGGAGATTATCAATACAAAGTAGATTTTCAATTTACTGATCCAACTTACAAATTTTTAGTTGAGACTATTGCAGTTTTAAAACAAACAAGATCAAATTTAAAAATACTAGTTGGTTTATTTTCTAGAGGCAAATACACCGTAGAAGACACTGAGGGCGTACAAGATGTAATAGATACGTATGTTGAAAATTATTCTTACATTTACGATATTTCAGATACAGAAAAACAAAAACTTTCAGAGCAAATGTTTACTTTAATCAATCCCGTAACAGCCACCATGCTATCCATGAAACAATTTGAAAAAAATTATGAAGATTTACTTTCAGAGTTTTTATTTTTCTTGGAATATAATCCTTACAAATCTTTTTCCGGCGGGCAAAAAGTTAGCATCACATCAAAAAGTGAAACAACAGCTAGAATTTTAATTTCTAAAACCTTTAGCAGGATAGTACAGCCATCTTCGAATGCTATTGGTTTTGGCTACATGGACTCTACGACTTTAGCAGAAATGAAAATCATCAGCAAAAGTTTTTTAAGAGAAAAAGCCGTTAAACAAATGAATAAAAACTTCAGTCAACAGCCAAGCATAGATAGTCCTGATTTAGACGAAAGTACAAATCTTGGATTAAACGATACCAGCACTTACATGACAACTTATTGGTCACCAATTAATGTAAAAACCTCTAGAAAATTGTTTAAAATTGGACTTGATTCAACAGCCCCGTATGGTTTGTACAATACAATACTCGGTATCCGTCCAATGGGAGATACTTCTTCTGGTGCGTCAACAACTGAGGAAACAGGTGTCACTGTAGAACAAGCTACGACTGAACAGCAGACATCAGATACACAATTTATAGATTCGTCTGAGATAATAGGCGAAAATCAACAATTTGTAACCTACGCAGAAGTGGCGGACTCTTACAATGTCATTGAAACCGAGTCCGCTGCAAGTGAAAAATTTCATGATTTTTTCTCTGGTTTTCAAAACAATAGAACTTTTACCGCTGTCTTAGGAGATACCAAAAAACTTTCCGGCCCAGAGGCTCAAAAATTACCCAATCAACTGAAGGCTGTGATACATGGCCAATCAGCAGCCGCAAAAACGAATTATATTTCTTCTGGTACTGATTTATTGGCTAACCCTAAAACAAAAAACTACTACGAAATGAATAATTTTTCGGTTCAAAAATTAATTTATATCGATGGGTTCTTAATGGATAGTCAGAAAAATGTTCTCTTAAATAAGCCAATTTACAAGGAGATGTCGCTAAACAATTTCGAGACCTTATCTAAGCCGGTTGTTTGCTTTCTACAGGCGTATACAAATAACATATTCAAAATAACAGACGAAAAAAAGGTTTCTGTTGTTGATTCGTTTTTTATAATGTCCGATAAAGACATAAGTGTTAGAACGGACACTACAGCAGCACCACAAGAACTGCCTATTTATATTATACAAGAAATTTCGTTTGAGTTTATGAACTCAAATACTGTGGTGCAAAAAAACAACCCAATGATACAACAAGCACAGGTAATGAATAATGAAGCAACCACTGAACAAATTACTTCAAGTCCTCCTAATCGAGGATCCAGACAAAACACTTCACCAGGATCTTACTGATGTCAAAAATTAATTTAAAAAATACCGCAGAGAATGATTTTTTCAACTTTGTAAAAGAAACAAAGATCAGCTACAAATCTGAGAAAAAAATCTTAGATCGAGATAGTGTTGTGGAATTAGTAAGTTTTTCACCTCAAAGCAAACAACAAAAAACTCAAGTAGTGGCGCTTTTACAGAACTATGGTTTGAAAAATTACCATAATACAACTTTACATTTAGGCTATACAATAAACAATACTTATAATTATTCATCAAATCAGTATGAAAATTTAATAAGAGAAGTTGGAGAGTTATCTTTGCCTCTTTATTACATTGAGAACACCAATCCAGAAAATGAACAGTTTAACTTTTTAAAAAGTTTAAAGACTGACACTATAACAAAAAAGTATATTATGGATGTTGCAAACATGCAACAATCTATAAATTTAAAAACCACAAGAGAAGAAGCAAAAATGAGAAACATTTTGTTTGGAGATCAATATGAGACCAGTCGGTCAAAAAAGTTTTTGAATGAATTTTGCTACTATAATAATTTTCAAATAAACACGCAGGGATCTGTAAATTTTCTTAGAGATGTTTTGAGACGTCTAAATTTTTTACAAGAGATTTTTGGCGGAATAATTTCTGACACTGATACAATTGACGTAAATTTTAATGTCAATAATTCAGATGACCAAACGACTTTTACACTACATGATCTTTTAGGTATTATTGATAGTGGTCGCTTGGAAACAAATACTGATAATAAAATTATTTTAGGGCCAAATAAAAAAACACAAAATCAGATCTCCACTAATTTCAATCGAGTGTTGCTTAAGAATTTTTTTCATAAAAACAATAAAAAATTAATTAAAACGTTCGCTCAAGTGTTGCAAAACGAAGAGTGTCATACTGAATTTATCTTTTTTAGGGTCGACAAGTTTTTGGGAAGTAGCACAACCCCGATACAAAGTTTTTGGATGTTCGATACGGATTTAAAAGAGTACTTTGATTACCAAATAAAACACGGTAGCATCTATCGCTACCAGTTTGTCGCTTACACCATAATCTACGGTATTCAGACAGAAGTGGCAGAAGTAGTAGAAAAAGACGACGCTGTTCATGCTACTTTTGTATCTAGGCCCTCTTATAAAATAGCATTGGCCAATTTTGGTGAAGAGTTTATAAAAGTCATGCCTAAAGTTCAACTTCCTCCTTTTGTACAATTTATGAACGAATCAAATGCACAAAATTATGTAAAAATTTATCTAGATCTAGATAACTCTTCTATGAATGCTAAATTTATACCAATAACCGAAGAAGATGCTTCTTTGATAGCGGATGTAAAAACTGACTTGGATGGGAACATAGACTTCGAATACGAAATGCAACATGGGCTTTTCGAAGTATTTCGATCACCAGAAAAGCCAAAATCATATGAAGATTTCGCAAACATGAAAACTTTGGATGTTAAAAACAAGATCAATTCAACATCCATAGTGTTCAAAGACAATGTGATTCCAAATAAAAAGTATTATTATATTTTTAGAGCATTAAATGTCGTGGGCGTCCCTTCTAATCCAACCCCAATCTACGAAGTTGAGTTGATAAAAGACGCACAGAAATCTAAAGTAATTTCCAAAGTTATTGCTTTGGAAACAGAAAACATGCTACATGATAAAAAATTTAAAAATTTGCTCCAAATTCAACCAGCATTTCAGCAGAGAGTTTTTAATGATAGAACTGAAGCTATCGAGAACATGCAAACATTTAAGAAAAAAATAAATGATCTAACTCTGGGGACAGCAACAGATAAAGTGTGGGGCAAAAAATTTAAAATAAGAGTTAAATCGAAAGACACAGGAAAAATCGTTGATTTAAATGTAAAGTTTAATTTAATTAAGGACAATATTTAAGACAAACTATTTACTATGAATAATAATAGGAGAAATACATGGGCTTTCTAGACAATAGCGGTGATATTATTTTAGACGCTGTTCTAACAGATCACGGAAGAAAACTTCTGGCTAAAGGAGATGGATCTTTTCAGATTACAAAATTTGCACTAGCAGATGATGAAATCAATTATACATTATACAATCCAACGCATCCTAGTGGGTCTGCTTACTATGATGTTGAAATACTTCAAACTCCTGTTTTAGAGGCATTTACTGACAATGCTGGGTCTGTGAAATCAAAACTAGTTTCATATTCTTCAACAAATTTGCTGTACCTACCTGTGGTTAAGATTAATCAATTGGGAACCAATACTAAAATGCACAGTTTGGGCACCTTCGTGGTCGCTGTCGACGCAGAAACAGAGGGATCAACTAATAATGCAAATTTATACGCGGTAGGATACAATAACGGAGAACCTGTTATTGGTGTAATCTTTGGGGAGTCTCTAGATGGAGATAATTACATTCGCTTGGATCAAGGAGTTGATTCAGTAGAAGTGTCTCCAAAACAAACTTTAGATCCGGATTTGATTGAAGATTCTTATATTATACAAATCGATAACCGTCTAGGTAAGATAGCAACTAAAGATGGTGAGATGGTGCCTGAGGATTACATCGACGATGACAACATAGCTTTTTATACTGTCGATGTAGGACTTGTAACACAAATTACAAACGACAGAAATGCAGAAAGTCAAACAATTGCCGGTCCTCGCGGAACTCGGCTAGAGTTTAAAATTGGATCCTCGATTGATCTGAACACCAGCACTTTCCTTTTCACAGAATTGGGTGGAACATCAACTTTAGAGGGCAAATCTGTTAGGCACATCGACTCCGTTGTGAGAGTCACAGGGATGAAAACTGGATATTCTGTTGACATCCCTGTTCGTTTCGTTAAATCAATAATTTCATAGAGAGAAAATAATGGCTGAAAGTTTTTACAAATCATTAGACATCGGAAAAGATGTCGCAAACACAAGGACACTTCTTCACGAAGCAATTCCTTTAACTGGTACGATTGTTTCTGGAACCTATGGTACCGAGAACATCAAGAATTATGCTCATGGTATGTTTCAATCGGTATACGACTATCCCTACCTAAGTTCTTCCGCAAACCACATTTTTGACATCACAGTTGGTATCGGTGCCGAATCAAGTCTGACGGTAGCAAACCAAGCATCCAAAAAATTAAACATTTATAATCAAATGGCTCAAGTTCTTGTTGGTTACGATCACACTGGATCTATTCAGCGATTTGATGAAGACGGTGACATCATAGTAGGTGGCACAAAACTTGATAATGTTTTCTTTATGAACTACTCCCGACTTCTTTCGAAAGATGAAATCAAAAAAGGAACTTTTGAACTGGAACTCGGGGTTACCCCAGCGTATGCTGAGAATGGAGCAGTTTTTACTGATAGAATTAAAATAACAGATTTTAGTGGATCAGACGGCTATTTTGTGAACTCCCCAGTTGGTGAGTATGGAATTCTTTACGCCACAGCATCTGCTGGATCTAGTGCTATGCTTACCGCCAATCAACGCTATCCTGTTGGTCTCTTGTTTTATCAAGCCGGTGTCGCGGTAATTTCTGGTTCAATTTTTAACCAAGCGTCCGCTGGTGGAATTCTAAATAATTCGTTCCACAATGTTTCTATGAGTGGACCTTCATCAACATCAGAGCCGTTGAACGCTGTACTAACCGGCTCAACAATCGATAGCTTTGCTGACAATCTAAGGACTAGAATCTACAACCTTCAGTTCAACAATACAGTGGAATTAAACTCTACAGTATATTTCTGCCGTATTAATCACAATGAATACAACTATTCAACAAATCCAACTTACCTTTCCGGAAGCAAGATTAGAGTGAAAACTCAATCTTCTGACCTTCCAGTATCGTACATTACAACAGTTGGGCTTTACAATGATAACAACGAACTTTTGGCAACTGCTAAACTCAGTGAGCCACTTAAAAAGTCATCAGACACAGAGTTCACAGTCAGAGTGCGCCTCGACTACTAGGGGGCCTCATGTCTTATTATAAATTTGAAGAAGACGATTTATTTATCAATACGGTAGAAGCATATCCAGAGTATAGATTCTATACACAAAGTGGTTCGATTTACATAAACAGCACGCCACATCTATCTGGTGCAAACACCGATAACATAATTGGTGTCCCTAAAGGCTTTGTCTCTCTTTATGAATATAACATTGATCGCCCAACAGGTAACTTAATTCACCCTTTTATTGTAAAAAATGGCGAAAGAGTAACGTTTAAAACAAGAAGTAAGTCTTCGTATAACACATCACTCCTCTTTGGAGAGACAGACACAGGCGCCTACAATCTATCTGCCAGCATCTCCAGATACTATTATAATACCGCTACAAGATCAAAACTTTTAGCATTAAAAAACACTTTAGATGAGTATAGTATACACTCGGCACACTACCAATACTCATCAAGTTTAGGAGACAAAAATTCTCAAATTGTTAACTTAATTTCAATTCCATCGATTACTTATGGATCAAAAATTAAAAAAGGATCGATTTCTTTGAAATATTACGTAACTGGTACATTAGTCGGAGAACTACAGGATAAAAACTATAACGGAGAGTTGGTTCAAGTTGGTCCCGAAGGCTCAACTGGTTCTGGTTCTGTTGCGGGTGTTTGTCTGTACAGAGAGGGATTTTTTGTTCTTACGGGTTCTTGGTCACTAGATAGCAATACAATTCAAACAGATGCAAATGGAAACTCTAAGTGGATTCACTTTAACTATGGAGCAAATGACGGTAACACAATTGCAACAACAACTCTTTCGGCTTCTTATGCTATCGATTATAAGGGTACGACACACACACAAGTCTTAACAATGTTAGCAACGGCACCCTATGGACAATTGAATCATTCCAATAACCCAACGTACTTGGACTCCTCAGAAGTTCAAGGGGTTACTTCCGGCTCTGTCCAATACATTGAACAACCTAAGAAAATTAAAAATATTGTACACTCTCAATTTTTAGACAAAGAGCCTGATTTTATTAAGACCACTTATATTTCAAAAATTGCTCTTTACGACGCAGACAAAAATCTTATTGGGATTGCAAAAGTTGCAACACCCGTTAGGAAGACAGAGGAAAAGCAATATACTTTTAAATTAAAACTTGATATTTAGTTAGTAGGAGAAAAAATGAAAATAAGAATTTTAAAGGAAAACAAGGAAACTATAAAAAAAATAGAAGAGTCCTTAAAAGACATTGCTTTGGCTGGTGGCTTGGCTATGGGCGGAATGCTTGGGAGACCAGCACAAGCCGGAGTTGAGGGGTATGACGCTAAAACAGTTGAAGTAGCACACGCTTTTGCAAAAAATAGAGTAAAAAAAACCAAAGACATTGATAAAGCGATAGGATACTCAAAGGCCCTAGAAGATTTGGAAATCGTGTCAAAAACACCTGAGAATGAAAAACCCGATAGATTAAACTTAGATGCCCAAAATTTATTGAAGGCAATTGATGATTTTCTTAAAAAAGCATCACCAGAGGATTTAAAATGGGCCGAAAGTTTAGTGCAGAAAGAAAAACCTTACGTTCCCCCAAAATAATACTTGACAAATCTATAAAAACGTGTTATAATAAATTAGAGGTTTTTTATGATTTTAGGTTTAGATGTTAGCACAAGTAAAATAGGTTATTGTATTTTAGATTATGATAAGAATTTAATTGAACACAATGTAATGAAGTTTAAGCCCCTGCAGTTAGAAGACAGAGCAGAAATTTTTTTCCAATTCTTAAAAGGTATTAGTAAAGAGTATAAAATTAAAAACGTTTTCGTAGAAGAACCTTTCACAATGTTTGGTGGTGGTAAAACAACTGCTGGTACCATGGCAAAACTCCAGAGATTTAATGGCATGTGTTCTTTTGCAGTTCGTAGAGTATTTGGCCGTAACCCAGAACTTATCGCGGCGAATAAAGCTAGGGGCCTTGTTGGTCTCAAAATTAAGCGTGGCGAAGATACTAAAAAGAAAATTATTGAATGGGTTGAAAATAAATATCCAAAACATTTTATAGTAGAGTTAACTAGGCATGGAAACCCTAAACCCGGGACAGATGACATGGCAGATGCGATTGTTGTGGCATTGGCTGGATTTTCCAAAATAAATATTTGACAATTTTTAGACTCCGTGATAATATGTATTTGAGACGGAGGAAACATGGAAGAAAAATTAAGAATTATACGAGACATTCTTGGTGGCTATAGGCAATCATCAAGTGAATTTTTATTTGAATGTCCATTTTGTGGACATCATAAAAAGAAAATGTCAATCAATTTTGGTGTTAATGCATTTAAATGTTGGGTTTGTGATACGCGCGGTAAAAATATTTACAGACTTGTACGAAAGTTTGGTACTTATCAACAAAAACAAAAATGGCTAGAACTCGATGGCCGTCTAGATCTTTCTGAATTTGACCAAATGTTTATGGAGATGAATGATGAAGAAATCGAACAAGTTACGGAACTACCACCGCATTTCGTGTCTTTGTGTAACAAAAGACTGCCAAAGACTTCTAAGGCGCCTTTGGAATACCTATACGAAAGAGGAATCACCAAGAAAGAAATACTTATGTGGAAGATTGGGTATTGTCCTGAGGGACGCTATCGCGGAAGAATAATTGTGCCGTCATTTAATAACTCAGGTAATCTCAACTATTTTATTGCTCGTTCTTATGTAGGACACAGAATGAAGTACTTGAATCCTCCAATAAGTAAAAACGTTGTGTTTAATGAATTGTTTGTAGATTGGGATGAACCGGTTGTCTTGGTGGAAGGTTTGTTCGATGCAATTATCGCCGGACAAAATGCAATTCCTATTCTTGGCTCAACATTGCGCGAAGAGAGTAAGCTATTTCAAGCGATTGTTCTTAATGATTCCCCAGTGTATCTTGCTTTAGATGAAGATGCTAAGAAGAAGCAAGACTACATGATAAAGTCCCTATTCAAATACGATGTCGATGTCAAGATTATTGATACTTCGAATGTTGAAGATGTAGGGTCTATGACACGCAAACAGTTTCTATCTAGAATGTCTCAAGCGATAGAGCCAGATTTAGATGAAATTAATTTTTACAACCAATTAGCCAAAATATGATAAGCCGGCAAAAAAAACTAACAAAGAGAAGACTGCAATTGGAGCAAAAATTTCTTCATCATCTCCATCTAACTTAATACCCGCAATAATACCCTCTATCAATTCATAACCGGCAAGACCACCAGCAACAATAACAATAATACCAAAAACGACATATTCCACATCTAACCCTCCCAAGTCTTGTTATAAATAAATAGAAAAAAATACTTGACAAGTCGAAGATAACGTGATATTATATATGTATACAGATTCTTGAGGAGGAAACATGTACTGGACAAATAAGTTTAATGAATTTAATAAAAAATATTGGGATGGAAAACTAACAAAGATCCCTGTAAAAATAAGAGACTTAAGCGCTGAGCGTGCGGAAGGTCTTTATCATTACCCTGATGAAGAAGAAGGGACAGAGTCTTACATAGAAATAGACAAAAAACTGACGCACTACCAAAAACTCAACATTTTGTTGCACGAGATGTGCCATCACGCTGTTGAAGTTTTTTATGAGGAAAGACCTTATCACAACCACGGCAAAGAGTGGAAAGAAGAAATGAAGCGAGTTGGCTTTGTTGGCAAAATCCACAGTGGCCGTGGTCGCTATAAAACTAGAAACTATTAGGAGGTAACATGAAAATAGCACATATATCAGATACACACATTAGAAATTTAAAGTATCACTACGAATACAAACTAGCGTTCGAAGATCTTTATAAAAAACTGCGGCAAATGTCTCCCGACATTATCGTACACACCGGTGACATCGCACACACTAAAACGCAATTATCACCGGAATTTTTCCAAATGTGTGCAAGTTTTTTGCATAACTTGGGAGACATTGCTCCTACTTATATTATACTAGGAAACCATGATGGTAATCTTAAGAACGACACTAGGCAGGATGCAATTTCTCCGATTGTAGATGCATTGGGTCACAAAAATATTCATCTTCTTAAAAATTCCGGAGAAACAAAAATAAATGAAAAGATCACTCTCAACGTTCTATCGGTCTTTGATAGAGAAAACTGGGTTAAACCGACTAACAGAGAGTGTATTAATATCGGCTTGTATCACGGGTCTATTCACGGATGCCAAACCTCACAAGGTTACACTATTGAAGAAGGCGAAGATTCTATTGATATTTTCAGCGATTTTGACTTTAGCATGCTGGGTGACATTCACAAGCAACAGAAAATGGATCTCAAAGGACGAGTAAGATATGCTGGCTCTACGATTCAACAAAACTTTGGCGAGTCAATTAACAAAGGTTTTCTCATGTGGAACATACGAGATAAATACGATTGGGATTGTCAGCATGTCTCAGTACTAAACCCCAGACCGTTCGTGACAATAGACTTAACACCGGAAGGACAAGTACCCAACACAATAGTGCCAAAGGGCTGTCGTCTTAGAATACGTGCCTCTTCTAACATTTCGCCTATGAAATTAAGAGCAGCGTGTGATTATTGCCAAAAGAAATGGCAACCCTATTCTGTTTCTTTTATTAACAATGGCACCACCAACTCTTCGTCTACATCTTTGATAGGTAAAGCAGTTTTGAATGAGAACCTGCGAGATCTTTCTGTTCAAGAAAAATACATAAAACAGTATTGCAGCGAACTTGACATGGACGATGGCGTTATGGATAAGATTTTAGAGTTAAATAAAAAATACAATCAAATTGTTGAAGAATCAGAGGAGGTATCACGTAATGTTGTTTGGAAAATTAAAGAGATTGAGTGGGATAACCTCTTCAACTACGGCGAGAAGAATAAGATTAATTTTGAAAAATTATCCGGACTTGTCGGAATCTTTGGTAAAAATTATTCAGGAAAGTCTTCTATTATCGACAGTGTGTTATTTAACATTTATAATACAACTTCGAAAGGAGAGCGAAAGAATGTTCACATCATCAACCAAAACAAACAGTATGCCAAGTGTAAAATAAAACTTGAAGCAGGTCATGACGCTTTCGAGATTACTCGAAACCTTAATAAGTACACAAAGAAACTAAAAGGGAAAGAAACAATAGAATCCAAAGTAGATCTAGATTTTTCTAAAACAACTGCTGGTATCTTTGAGTCAAAGAATGGTACAACCAGAAACGAAACCGATGCTAACATTCGTAAGCACTTCGGTACAATTGATGACTTCTTTTTAACGTCAATGGCATCTCAACTAGACTCTATGTCTTTCTTGCGAGAGGGCTCTACTAAACGAAAAGAAATTATCGCTAAATTTCTAGACCTGCAGATCTTTGATCAAAAGTATAAATTGGCTCGTAAGGATGCTGCTGATCTTCGTGGTGTAATTAAGCGCATGGAGAGCAAGAAGTTTGACGAACAAATACGCAAAAAAACAGAAACACTAGAGGACATTCGAATGGACATCGACGAGCAGGTTAATAAATGTGAAAAACTGACTTGTTCTATAGAAAAGTTTGAACTTGAACTTGCGGAGGTTAAGAAAACAATCGACGCAATTCCTGCGGAGATTATTGACATCAATCAAGTTTCCAAAGAGATAGCGTTTAAGAAAACAAAGAAAACTAAACTGCTCTCACAGAATTTACATTCACAAGAACATGTTGAGAGACTAGAAAAGTTTTATGAACAAACATGTGAACAGGTCGACAGTAAACAATATGATCGCCTAATGTCTCTGCTAAAAGAAGCAAAGCACCAAGAAGAACTTGTCAAAGCCTTTGAGCAACAAGTGAAGCACCAGAAGACCGTGTTAAAAAACTTAGACAAAACAGCAGCGATGCTTCATAATCACAAGTATGATCCAAACTGTGAGTTCTGTTGTGACAATGAGTTTGTGAAACAAGCAGAGAAAGCAAAAGCAGATCTGCCCTATAACATGAATTTGTTAGATGATCTCGCCGAGTCTCTCCATCAAGCGACAGTTAAACTTGAAGAGTATGACATTAAAACAATTCAAAATAACATCCAAAAGTTTAATGATCTTAGATCTGAGATTGACTCTTGTGAGATTAACATGGAAAGACAAAAAATGTCTATTCAGAAAAACGAAGCAACCATTGCTTTGTTAACTAACGAGATTGATGCTCTCGAAGCGAAAGCTAAAGAATATGAAGATAATCGTGAAGCTATCGAGAATAAGGAATCTTTGTACGGAGACCAAAAGGCTCTTATAAAGAAAATTAAAGAGAACAAGGTAACACTGAAGGAATGCAATAAACTTTCTCAAGAGTATCTTGTGGAAGAAGCGGCAATGAAAGAAGTTATTCGTGGTCTTTACAACGAGAAGAATGAATACAAAGATGTTATGAACGAGTATCGTGCTTTCGACATCTACACGACTTGCATGCATGCTAATGGTATTTCATACGAGATCATTCAGCAAAAGCTACCGATTATCAATCAAGAGATCGCAAAGATCTTAGCCAACATTGTTGACTTTGAAGTGTTCTTTGAGAATCATGACAACAAACTTGAACTCTCCATCAAACATCCCAACTATGCGGCTCGTCCGTTGTCCATGGGATCAGGAGCAGAAAAGACAATTGCTTCGATGGCCATACGTCTTGCGATGATTGCGATAACCAATCTTCCAAAGTCCGAACTGTTTATTCTTGACGAACCGGCAACGGCATTAGATCAAGAACACATGGAAGGGTTCACAAGACTATTGCAGATGATAAAGAACCAATTCAAAACAGTTTTGATTATCTCTCACCTTGATCATCTAAAAGATGTGGTGGACATGACGATAGACATTGATAAAATTGATGGCTATGCCAAGGTAAACATTTAACAAATAACGTCCTATTTAGTGTAAAAGCTAAATAGGATTTTTTATTATGAAAATTAGAATCAAAAAACAATTATCAGAGAGGACCGGAAAATCTCCGACAAGTCTTCTACCAGTAGAAGAACTTTTTGGAAACTTAGGTCTTTTAATTAAAGAAAAAGAAGTATTAGAGAGTTTATTTAACAAAGATCTTTTGTTTTACGACCTTGAAACAACAGGTCTTCGAAGAAAAAGAGGAGAATTCGGACAAATTTCAGACATGATTCACCAAATCGCTATTTTAAAATATTCTCCAAACGGTGACCCAAGCACAATTAGCGCAGAAAACCCAAATGATTACTATGTCGCAAAGGCCGACATAACAGATGAATATAGTGATAGATCCAAAAAAGCCAAAGAAAAAAGAGCTAAAATTTTAGACCAAACACCAGAAAATGAATATACCGAATTTAAAGAATTTATACGAGACGATCAACTTGAAATACCCGCTAAAAATAGAGATGATGTAAAATCAATTTTAGGATTATTTTTTCATATTTTTCTTCACTATAACCTAAAAAACAAAAAAAAGGCTCTACTTGGCAAAAAAGGCACTGCTAGTGCGTTTAAAAAATTCGTAGAGAAATATATATCAGTAATTGATTTTGAAGAAGAAGAAAGCGAAAAGATTGAAAAAGATAAAGACGAAGAAGAAAGCGAAAAGATTGAAAAAGATAAAGACGAAGAAGAAAGCGAAAAGATTGAAAAAGATAAAGACGGACAAGGCGAAGAAGGACCTCTCCTTCCGAAAGAAAGATTAAAAAAAATAATTGAGAACACAAATCCATCTAAAGAAGATTTGATCTTTTTTTATCACAATATTTTCAATGAGGATACTGTTGATGGCGGCATTTCAACATACTATAACAATAGAGGGAATGACTTTGTAAAAAGTACTGTTGAAAAAATTATTCTTTTTCTCAAACAAACCACAGAAGAAAATAAAGTATTTACAAATTATGATGAATTTCCGTTAAAAAAATATCGTAATAAAGGTTACGAAGGCACTGTCTCAGAGAAAGAAGCGCTTGAGGGCATGATGAAGTTTATTGATCAACAAGGAGCGCCATCAACGAATCAATCACAACCAAATGGTGACTATGTATTAGTTGGTCAAAACATAATTTCTTTTGACAATCCTTTTGTAATTGCAAGATGTGAGTTTCACGGGATTAACAATACACAAAATTTTCGTAACTCTTATGTGTATGATACGAGATTTTTATTCTCATTGATGATAAAATATTTTAAAACACTAGTGTATTTTTATGGATTAGCATATCGTACACATTTTCGAATTAAAGAGATGCAAGAAATACTAGATACACAACAACCAGATGAAGAGAGAACAAAAAAACTAAAAAAAGCTATAGAAGATTTTATAGAGATCGGTGAACACAACACTATAAAGATCAAGCCTCAAATTGATGAAGTAAGGGTAATTTTAAAAAATTTAAAAAAATCTGGAAAATCAAAAGGAAAACTAGAGACTCTGATGAAAGCATTTATCGAAAATGCTCCAAAACAAACACACACAGCAGATGATGATTGTGAAAAATTAGCCGCTGTTTTTATACCGGCAATGCAAAAATTTTATGAAATCTATGAAAAAACTTATGACTTTGTTGAAATGATGGACAACAAACAAATTATTCGCACGTACAGAATTGTTAAAAATAGCCCTGTATTTCTTGGCAAAAAGACAAAAAGTCTAAAAACACACGCTGGTATTGGAACTCCTGCGGCCATAGGGTTTGAAAAGACAAAGGGCGCTGGAGAAATTAGAAAAAAAATAGTCGACAAATTCGTGCAAGATTTAGAATTTAACTATCTTAGACAGAATAACATTGATAAAGAAGCAGCAAAAAAACTTATAGACGCTGCTTTAAAGGAAAAAGAAAACTTAGAAGGTACTGTAGCTACTCCTGAGAAGATCAATAAATTTTACAAGTTTTTAAACTTCACGGAACAAGATGTTATAAATTGGTATCAAACCAATATAGGAACACCAGGCAATAGCTTTAGTGTTCAAGAAAATAGAAAAAGAATAAAAATTAAAATTTTAAAGGAGAACAGAAATGCATAATGAAAATTGTGAGGAAAATTGCGAGCATGACCACAAGTGTGATTGCTGCGAACATTGCGAATGTTGCAAAGAACAAAAGCTAGGAGTAGTTGATGAGGCTCTTGGAAAAGCCGTATCTCGTAAACTTCTTGTTTTTGCTAGTGCAACTGCTTTGCTCATCTGGTCCGGACTCGATCCTGACACTTGGGCGATGATTGCTGCCATGTACATTGGTGGACAGTCAGTTATTGACGTTGCTAAAGTTTGGAAAGGATAAAAAAATGAAATTAACAACAAAATTATTAAAAAAATTAATCAAAGAAGAATTGACAAGACTAACAGAATCGGATGGTGTCCATGTTGATGTGATTTCACAAGACGAACAAGACGAGGACAGTATTGAAGCAGCATTAAAATATACCAAGAGTGAAACTGGTGTCGCCAGTTTGGAAAATCTCGCGGACGTTTATGGTGACTACGGTATCCTATACATAGAAGCCGGGGGCTCGATCGCAGAAATCGATTTAAGGGACATTTCTAGTGTCGAGGATGTCAGCGATAATTTAAGTGATTTTGACGAAGACGTTAAAGCTATGGTTCTGCAGAAAATTGAGAATGCGGAAAACCAATGACTTGGTGGGCAAAAACCGTAAATTTTGTAATAAAGTATTGGCAGTGGATCTTAATGATCATTACTGTCATTGCTTTCTATTTGCTTGGACGCTCAAAAGACGCAAAGAAACAGAAAGTAAAATTTTATGAAAAATGGAAAGATTTAGAAGAAAAACAACGCGAAGAACTTGTGGAGGACTTGGAAGACCTCGTGGAAACCAAAGACGCTTCTATTGCTGAAAACGTTCTAAATTTCGAGGAAAAAAAGCATAAGTTTTTAAGAGACTCGAAGAAGGTTAAGACCGAGGATTTCTTAAAATCAAAAGGCATTGAGAGGGAAGAATGATATTTTTAATTTCTCTTCTGTTTGCGGAAGAGCCAAAATACAAAGATATGAAAACAGGTGAAACTGTTCCATGGAATGGTCGCCTATTGAACGAAGCAGCGATGAGAATCCTTGTTGAAGATAGTGTAACAAAAGATTTAACATGTGATGCGCTTGTTGAGTTTAAAGTTAATGAGAACAAAATTTTAGAGAAATATCGCTATGATGTCTTGAAGTCCAAAACAGACGCGGAGATTGAGAAACTTAACGAACTAATTAGATTACAAGATGAACACATAGATGAACTGAGGCCCCAGAATAACATCTGGCCGCTCATTGGTGGATTTATTGCCGGTGCGGGAATTTCAGTTGGGATCATGTATGCTGTCAAGCCGGGATTAACTCAATGAAAATAAGAATTTTAAAAAGACTTAAAAAAATGATTTGCCCTGAGGCGACACAAGATTTAAAATTAAATACAAAAAATCGTGACGCCTCTATAAAAGCAGAACACATTCAGTACGGCCCACTTAATGTTGATGAGCCCGGTGATTACTGGAAAGACATTGCGGAGTATTGGAACACAACAGAAGAGGCTGCAAAAAAATCTCTGTGTGGAAACTGTACGGCGTTTGACATATCACCTAGAATGGATGAGTGTATGCCTGGACCTACTTCTGATGGAGAAGGAAGATTAGGTTATTGTTGGATGCATCATTTTAAGTGCCACTCCGCCAGAGCATGTAGAACTTGGGCTAAGGGTGGGCCAATAAAAGAGGACAAAATTTCAAAAGAATGGCAAAGAAAATATGAAAAGTAAAGATCCAAATTATGCCGTAAAGGTTGAGAAAGCCATAACAGAAAAATACGGCGCAGAAACAATCCAGCACCCAAAAAAGGGTTGGAACGATGAAAAAGAAAAAGAATATTTAGAAGAACTCAAAGGATTCTACAAATACGAAGAATCTGGTGTAAACGATGAGGAAGAGATAAATGGAGTTTTTATCCCAAAGAAACTAATTACGAAGAATTCTAAACGTTCTTGTCCTGTATGCAATGTTTACTCTTTCAAGTCCAATGATGATGTTTATATGTCAAAGTTTGACTGTTGTGAAAAATGTTACATTCAATATGTAGAAGGACGCGAAGAACGATGGAAAAAAGGATGGAGACCTAAAAATGGCTGAAACAACATTACAAATTATACAAGGGCTGTCACAAGCGGCAGCAAACGCTTACGATGGTGGACATGATGAGAGGTTTTCTCTAGATGGTCAAGTTCGTAAAGTTGGTCTTAAAAGAGAAGAAGGGTGTCCAATTATGGATAGCAGAGTTAATGATGGCTTCTCTGTTAAATTTTATGGAAACAAAATTTGCATTAATTATCAATCCGACATCAGGCTGCGTGATGTACATCAATCAAAAGATTTCGAGGGCGAAATGGTGCGTCAACTTAATCAAATTAAAAAATTTCTTCAAAAAGAATACAAGGCAGTAACCGGCAACTCAATTACTCTTACCGCTAGCGGAGAGCCAAAAATTCTAGTACAATCTGTCTCCAGAGTCAGGTCGTTTGTGCAGGCATACCAGCATTATAAAATTAGCAAAGTAAAAGAAGAGCCGATTATGGACCCTGCTGTTGAAAGCAGTCGTGCTATTACTAGAAAATTTTTAGAGCAAGTTAAAGCAGCAAAGCGACCACAAAATGAGTTCATCAAGAAAGGTGACAACGAGAAAAAATAATGGCTTTCTCTCTTTCTAAGAAAGAAATTGTAAAAGAAATTGTTAAATCTGGTAAAAACCCACAATACTTTATAAATAATTATTGTCGGATTTCCCACCCCATGCATGGGTTGATACCGTTTAAAACCTATCCTTATCAAGATGATTTGATAAATGATTTTAATGATTTTCGTTTTACTGTGATTCTTAAAGCAAGGCAGCTAGGTATTTCTACGATCTCAGCCGCTTATGCTGTTTGGTTTATGTTGTTTCACAGAGATAAAAACATACTTGTGATCGCCACAAAATTTCAAACCGCAGCAAACCTTGTAAAGAAAGTAAAAAACATAATGCAGTATCTGCCAGAATGGATGAGAGTTGCAAAAATTAAAGTTGATAATAGAACCTCTTTTGAACTCTCCAATGGATCACAAATCAAAGCAGCATCAACATCTGGAGATGCTGGTCGTTCGGAAGCACTGTCTTTGTTGATTATAGATGAGGCCGCTCACATTGACGGACTTGATGATCTATGGACAGGTCTCTATCCTACACTATCCACTGGTGGTCGCTGTATTGCACTATCTACTCCAAATGGTGTGGGAAACTGGTTTCACAAAACATACATAGCGGCTGCAAATGGAGAATCAGACTTTAAACCGGTTAATTTACCGTGGGATGTTCATCCCGAAAGAGATCAACAGTGGTTTGAAAAAGAAACTAAGAACATGTCTCGAAGACAAATAGCGCAAGAACTTGAGTGCAATTTTAACACCTCAGGTGATACTGTTATTCATCCAGATGATATTGCTTGGCTTCAAGAACAAATCAAAGAACCAACGTATAGGACAGGATATGATAGAAATTTTTGGATATGGGAAAAGTACCAGGAGGGAACTTCTTATTTACTTGTTGCCGATGTTGCTAGAGGCGATGGCGCTGACAACTCTGTTTTTCATGTACTCAATGTGAATAGAATGGAAATCGTAGCAGAGTATCAAGGTAAGCCTTCCTTAGATATGTATGCTCAAATGTTACATTCTGCTGGAATGGAATATGGAAAATGTCTTCTTGTTGTTGAAAATAATGGAATTGGTATTTCTGTATTTGAAAAGCTAAAAGATTTAGGATATGACAACCTTTATTATTCTGCGAAGGGAACGCATGAATTTGTAGATCCAGCACAAGGCGAGTTTATGAATAATGCTATTGGTGGGTTTACAACATCAACAAAAACTAGGCCTTTAATTGTAGCAAAACTAGAAGAATTTATTCGCAACAGAATAATAAAAATACCTTCAGCAAGAGCATTTGATGAGTTTAGGACTTTTATTTGGAACAACGGAAAACCACAAGCAATGAGATCTTATCATGATGACATCGTCATGTGTTTATCTATTATGTGCTGGGTAAGAGATACAGCACTTGAAGTGTCAGAAAAAGACTTACAATACAGAAAAGCAATGATTGATGGTATGTACATGAAAAAAAATGTTTTGAACACTACCATAAAAGGTCAAGATGGGTATAATGCTGATTTCGAAACTAAATATAAAGAAGAGTTAAAAATTGCTAGAAACTTTGCTTGGATTTTCAAAGGATAATAAATGGCTAAGAAAAAAAGAAATTTGGGAAAGAATCCCTATAATCCAGAGAATAGTCTTTTTAGATCTTTAACAAGATTATTTTCAGGACCTATAACACAAAGAAGGACACAACAAGGTCGTCAACTTAGAAGACGACAACTAGACATGTATTCCTCTAGATTTACATCTGCTAGTGGTAAACAATTTAAAAAACAAGAATACAACCCCATGAACATCATGGCTATTAACATGATCTCTAATAGAAATAGAGCAGAGCGCTATATTGATTTTGATCAAATGGAATATACACCGGAATGCGCGTCATCGTTAGATATTTACGCAGACGAAATGACAACGCACTCCGCACTACAGCCGATGTTAAGAATTAAGTGTCCGAACGACGAAATAAAAACTATTCTAAATGATTTGTACCATAATGTTCTCAACATTAATCACAATCTTTTTGGGTGGTGCCGAACTATGTGTAAATACGGAGATTTATTTCTTTACTTAGATATCGAAGAGGCCACTGGTATTAGAGCATGTATTGGTCTTCCTCCGCAAGAGATTGAAAGATTGGAAGGCGAAGATGATTCAAATCCAAATTATGTGCAATATCAGTGGAACTCTGCTGGTATGACATTGGAAAATTGGCAAATGGCTCATTTTCGCATTCTTGGCAACGATAAGCATGCCCCATACGGAACTTCTGTTCTAGAACCGGCACGCAGAATCTGGAGACAACTTACACTTCTAGAAGATGCTATGATGGCCTATCGTATTGTTCGAGCACCTGAGAGGCGTGTATTCAAAATTGATGTTGGAAACATTCCACCACAAGATGTGGAGCAATACATGCAAAAAGTAATGACACAAATGAAGCGACATCAAGTTACCGATCCTAAAACAGGACGACTTGATCTTCGTTACAATCCTCTGTCAATTGAAGAAGATTATTACATTCCTATTCGTGGTACGTCAAACACTGATATTGTAAACCTACCCGGTGGTGCTATGACTGCAACAATTGAAGATGTTAAATATTTGAGGGACAAATTATTTTCTGCTCTTAAGATACCACAATCCTACCTTACAATGGGTGATGGTGCCACAGAAGATAAAACAACGTTGGCACAAAAAGACATTAGATTTGCTAGAACAATTCAAAGACTACAAAGGGTTGTTATTGCCGAACTTGAAAAGATTGGTATCATCCATCTTTTTACAATGGGCTTTCGAAATGAAGATTTATTGTCTTTTGACTTAGGGCTGAACAATCCTTCAAAAATTGCAGAATTACAAGAACTCGAACATTGGGATAAAAAATTCTCTGTTGCTGGAAATGCAACAGATGGTTATTTCTCAAAACGCTGGGTAGCAGAACATTTATTTGGATTATCCGAAGAAGAGTTCATACGCATGCAGCGAGAAATGTTCTACGATAAAAAATTCTCTGCTAACCTAGAGGCCGCTGCTCAAGGTGGAGCCGATGCTGGAGGTGGCGGTGGTGGTCTTGGAGACCTAGGCACAGGTGGTGACGCTGGAGGCCTTGGAGACTTAGGCGCTGGTGGTGATGCTGGTGGAGGATTAGATTTAGGTGGTGATGCCGGAGACAAGGCTGCTGGGGACAAGAGCCCTGGTGCCGAAGGGGGTGATGAAAAAGATGATGTCATTCTGGCTGAGCCACCGGCTAAAAAAGACGATGAGCCAAAATATAAAAGAGGAAAATACAAAAGACACCAGACCTCTTATTCTAAAGGCGGAAGAAGCAAAAACATAAAAAATCAAGCCACAGGTGAATATGGAAACACGTACAGAACTACATTCCATGGAAAATCAGGGTTTGGTGGACTAGACTCTCTCGCTCGTGGTGTAACAGAAAGTATAAACGATAACGAAGAACAGAAACTATTTAATACATCAAAGCAGGTTGATACCTTAATTGAAAGTTTATTAAAAAAGGTGAAAGAAGATGAAACACAATAAGAAAAGAAATACCGCTTTTCTTTACGAATCTTTAGTAAAAGAATTAACAAAAGCCGTTGTAAGACAACTTGGCGATAGAAAACAAAAAATTACAAAGATTATTAAAGAAAACTTCTGCAAGGGGTCTCCACTGTATAAAGACCTTAGTTTGTACAAATCAATTTTAGAAAATAAGGATAAAATGACAAAAGATTTTACTGATCGTTTTTTGTTTGAAACAAAAAAAGATTATAACTCTTTGGATCGTAAGTCTATTTTTAACGCCCAGACCAAATTAATTTCTCAAATTAATCAACAATTGGGCAGTGATGTTTTTAATAATTTTGTTTCAAATTACAAAGATATTGCAACAGTTGGCTCATGGTTTCAAGACAACAAATCTACTGCTAAAAATCGATTGATAGTAGAAACAAAAGTTAAAGCACTGCTAATTCCATCAGAAACCAGCAAAAAACAAATGAAGCACATTGACAATTTGACATATAAAACTTTTGTAAGTAAGTTTAACGACACATACAAAAACTGCCTCAAAGAAAATCAAAAACTTCTTCTAACAAAATACATTACATCTTTTTCTGATAATGGCATGGGGCTAAAAGTTTTTGTCAATGAAGAACTAAGCCACCTAAAAGAAACAATACAAGAAAAGCTAATTAGCAAAAATCAAACAGATAATAATCATAAAAAACTCACAGAAGTATTGGGGGTATTGAAAAGTTTCAAGGAACAACCATTGACTGAAAAAATGGTTAAAAAACTTTTCTACATACAAGATTTATTGGAGGAAGTTTAGATGGTTCGAATTAATTTAGTAAAGGCAGGTGAAACAGAAGTGATAACATCAGACGACAAAGATGTATCAGTTGATGTAAAACCAACAGTTTCAATAAAAGTAATGCAGTCCAACGTAAAAACTCATGTTTTTGAATTGAATGCTAGGGAATCATTAGATGGAAACATTATGATTTTTGATCATAAAGACATTGACATAGTATTAATGCAAGAAAAGAAAAAAATTGTAGCATTTGCTAAAGAAATGTTAACAGATAATGTGTACGGCGCAGAGTCTAGAATGTTTGAATTTCTTAAAAAAAAGGGAATTGTAGCGTATGACTCAATTCAAGGTGGTAACATTTACGGCTCCATGGAAGCGCAAATTTTAGAGTCAAAAAAATTTAACCCTGTAAAAAGTGCTTTGGTTAACATCGCACAGTGGTTCAAAGAAGAAACTCCAATGATGAAAGGTATGGAAGCATATGATCAAATGATGGATGACACATTACTACAACCGGACAGAGAGCACTCTACTGAACTTGGCGAAGTCCCGCAGGCGGCCGATAAAGGTTCTATTGTTACCAACAACATGTTTGCGCCTTACCTTTATGGTCGTTACACTTACTAGAGGTGATAGTGAATTTATTATATTTTATTTTAGCATGTTACGGTATGACTTTTATTCTCGTTTATGGAAAAATTTTTGAGGATTTGAGACCAAAGAAAGATTACACAAAAAAATGGAACACGTTATTTCATTGCCCACTTTGTATGGGGTTTTGGACCGGCGTGTTTATGTGGGCGATAAATGGTTTTACGGAACTATTTACATTTGAATATTCATTTATCAATGCATTTGTTTGCGGCTGTATCTCAGCGGGTACAAGTTACATTCTATCAATGATTGTTGATGATTTTGGATTTAGAACTGGAGATAAAAATGACTAAAAAATGGATGTTACAACCTGTTCGTCGTTGCTGTTCAGGTTCCTGACGCGAGCGGAGAGAGACCGCACAATTGGAGAAAAAAAATGAGATTAACTGCGAAAAGACTCAAACAATTAATCAAAGAAGAATATGATGAAATGCAAGACATACCAGCATCAGATCCGCTATTTGATTTAGAAAGAGCACTAGAAAATGCTGCCGAAAAAACATCGGATGTAAAATTAAATTCTATGATAGATAAACTTTTAGAAGAGGTAAGGAAACACAATGAAAAAAATTCTGCTAACTGAGTTTAATGAACTGTGTAAAGACGGTATCTGTCGAGACCTTCTTAACGAACGAGAAAAAAGAGAGATGGATAATGGTGTTATTTATCTATCAGGCCGTATTCAAACCGCTGATAAAAAGAATGGTAATGGAAGATCTTATCCGTATGAAGTTTTGAAAAGAGAGATGGACAACTACAAAAAATTAGTTGCTGATAATCGTGCATGCGGAGAACTTGACCATCCTGATGATTCTGTTATTAATTTAAAAAATGTGTCTCACATTGTCACAGATTGTTGGTGGGAAGGCAAAGATGTCATGGGCAAAATTAAAGTTCTTGACACTCCTTCTGGTCGTATTCTTAAGGACCTGATTAACGCTGGTGTCAAATTAGGCATCTCTTCTCGTGGACTTGGCTCCGTTAAAGAATCAATGGGCGGAGGAATTGTTGTACAAGAAGACTTTGAACTTATTTGCTTTGACATTGTCTCAGAGCCCTCTACGCCAAACGCTTATGTTTATCCTAAGCAACAAGGTAAGATGTACGAGAATAAAATTAACGAAGCCAAGCAAAACATCGTTGATGATTTATTTAAAAAAATCTTGGAAGACTGATGGATAAGATATTTGAAAACTGGAATAGATTTGTCAATGAAATTGAAGCGAGAGGAGATGTCGGCAGCGGCAGGGTAGATGTTAATTGGGCTGCTGGTGAAGCAGATAAAGTGACGGATGAAAAAAAACCATTTCAAGATATGATGGTAAAAGTTGCTCCCAGTGGAGATCATACAAAAATTATTTTTTATTCTGAGGGAGATGCTATTGGGTATGTATCTTTAGTTAAATTTGAAGATGGTCATAAAGTGTCAACGCTTTCAATAAAACAAGAAAAAGAAAGGCAAGGTTTTAGTAAAAAATTCTATGATTACCTGATATCAAATCATGGTCCACTATATTCTGGCGATAGTCAGACAGGGGCTGCTCGTGGATTATGGGCAAGTTTAGCAAGAAGATACAAGGGTAGAGTAGTAGCTGTGGATGTAAAAACTGGACAAGAATATAAAACCGTGGAAGTTGATCAAAAAGAAAAACCACAGTTTAAAGAACTAGCTATTCTAGACGGAGACCAAAAAATCTACACTTACCCGCCAGAAAAAAATAATATTTATTTGAGGATTAAATGAAAAAAAACGAACTAAAGAAAATTTTAAAGCCGCTAATTAAAGAGTGCGTTAAAGAAGTAATCTTTGAAGAAGGTGCTCTCTCTACTATCATTAGTGAAGTTATGAAAGGGACCTCAGGGTCTCAGCAAATTTTTGAGACGCAAACACAACAACCCAAGCAAGACTTTGCTATACAAGAGAAAAAATTGAAAGAAGTAAAACAAAGAAAGAAAAAACTATTAGATTCTATTGGAAAAGACGCTTATAATGGTGTTAATCTTTTTGAGGGGACATCGCCCGCGCCAGCACCAACATCAGGCCAAGGGCAAGACCCTCTGTCCGGTGTCGCTCCGAGTGATCCCGGTGTTGATATTTCTTCTATTTTTTCCGGACACTCAGCAAAGATTTGGCAAAAATTATCAGGAAAGAATTGATGGCTACAAATCACAAGGTCAAGCCCCGCAGAAATGAGAGTGGAGAAAGACTAATCAGGCGTTTTACAAGAAAAATAAAGAAACTTGGACTCCTAGAAGAGGTCAAAGATAGAAGGCACCACAAGAAGCCTTCTGATGTTCGGCGTAGAGCAAAGCAACGTGCAATCGCTCGACGAAAGAAAAAAGAACAAAAAGAGAAGAATTCAACTAGTTAATTTAGTTTTTTGGAGAAAATATGTCAAGTTTTCAATATACAGTAGGTTTAAATAATGTCGGATCCTATCAAGTTGCAGGAAAACCTTATCTTACAGCATCAACAGTAACAGAAGAAGTTAAAACAGTAAGTTTTCCAAACGTAACAAAAAACATTATAATACACAACACAGGGTCTTCAAACGATCTACATTTTTATTTTCTTTCCTCGCCAAGTGTAAAATTGATACTTCCGGCAGATAAAAAATTAAGCATGGATGTCAAATGTAAAGAACTTTATGTTTCTGCCTCAACACAAACAGGGTTTCAGTTGTTTGCGGAACTAACAAACATTCCGGCTGCTAGAATGTTTTCATTGACTGGCTTGGAGGGAGTATAATGGCTAATAATATTTACAATCCAGGGTTGTATCACGCCGGAGCATACATTGCCTCCGGTAGACCTTTCGGAGCAACAGGTTCTTTAACCAGTGAGTCTGAGATTATTACTTTTCCGCATGTAACAAAAGAAGTGACAGTGCTAAATAGACATGGCGCTGGTTCTCTTTATGTTTATTTTCATACTGGGAGCGCTACATCAAATAAATTCTTAATAACAGCAGGGAACCAACAAACATTTCCTGTTAAGTCCGATAAAATAATTCTAAGTGCATCTCAAGGAGTGACTGCTACTTATACACTTTACGCTTCACTAACAGGAATTACCTCAAGTTACATGTATAGCTTGACAGGTTCAGGCGTAACGGAGTAATAATGAGTGATAAGTTTAAATATACAGCCGGTCTTCACAATGTTGGCTCGTACTTAGTCGCGGGGTCTCCGTATGTTACATCTTCAGCAGTAGAAGAAGATACTGAGAAACAAATTACTTTTCCAAGAGTTACAAACAATGTAACAGTTAAATTAGACTCTGCTGCTGGGGAAAACTTAAACAGTCTTCATTTGTCTGCTTCAAACGGAGACCTAAGTTATCTTATCAATGATACCTCAAGTGCATGGAATCCAACCGATGGAGATTCTATTACTTTATCTGTCTGGATTAGTGGTTCTGGGCAAACAACTGCATCTGATAATGGTATGGTTTTTGGCCACGCTAGTAATCCTGCTGATACTGCTAAGTTTTCTTTGCGCGAAAAAGATAAAAAAATACAAATCGTTACAAAAGACAATTCTGGAACTGCTCAATCTAGATTATCTGCTGTGATTTTTCCAACTGATGGCTGGATACACATTGCTGGTGTTTTGGCTAACAATCGATTGGAATTATTTATAAATGGTGTGTCTGTCGGCACAGACACTGGTCCTTTTACCACAGAAGGTGATCACATGGCTGCGCCTTTTCAATTGGGTGGCTCACAGAATGTCGAAGGGGAATACAAATTCAGAGATGCAATTATTTGGGATAACGCACTCAGCGACTCACAAGTTAATGATCTCTACCAAGCCAGTGCATCATACGATGACCCGAGATTTAGTCCAGCAGGTATTTCCAAATTAGCGTGGATGAAGCCAACCGAAAGCGCCGGATTGCGTTCCCCTGCAATAGACACACTTACAAACCATGGAACAGTATTTGGCCCATGGACACTCGATGGTTCTGGTTCGGGTGAAATCATAGAGATTTCTTCTGACTCTCCATTCGCTGGCCAGGCTGGCTCCGGTGGAGAACTGCGGATTCACTATCGATCAACCGGTTCTCTTCCAAATGTTGCAAACAAAAAACACTATTGGACACTCGATGACCAAAATGAAGAGATTAAAATGAATGTGAAAACAAAAGAAATTTATTTATCTGCTGTGAATGGAGATTGTGATTTTTCCATTCATGCAGATCTAACGAACATTCCAGCAGCAAGAATGTATGAGCATACAGGGTCGGGAGTAGATGAATAATGGCGGAATTTGGATGGGCATATGTAAGCGGATCTAATTTACCGCAAGGTCCTAATAAATCAGTACAAGTTAAAAATGGTGATGAATTTAATGGTAATTCTAATTTCACATACGACGTTAGCACCAATGAATTAATACTTTCCGGAAACATGCAGATCTCCGGAACTTTATTTGTAAACGAATTCACAACAAACGTTACAAACAAAAATGTTATTAATCTTTCATCTACAGGATCAACACAAATCGGAGATACTGCTGATGACATTCATTCCTTCACAGGAACTGTAAATGTTGCAGGTGCCCTAAGTTCTTCGTTGAACATCTCAGCCTCTGCTTTTTATGGAGACGGATCAAACCTAAGTGGCCTCTCTTCAACACTAGCAGAGGTTACAACAAACGGCAATACAACAACAAATCAAATTTCTGTTGCTGCTTTAACTGCGTCTACTGGTGGTGCTTTGATAACAGGTAGTTTGTTTGTTAGTGCTTCAACCCATCCTCTATATCTATCAGGCTTGCAAGCAGGAGACAGACTAGACGCAAACAGTTATTTGGCTTTGGACTCTTCCGGTAGAATTATTTTAACTTCATCGTTGACATCAACGCAAACATCTCAAATTGCAGCAGCCGGCTCAAGTGATGGTAACATTGGAGACCCAGAAGATGGAAGCTATACTGACGGTCTCTTCACAGATTTTGCCAGCAATACTCCTGTTGGAACTGCTGTTGATCGCTTTAATGAAGTACTTAAGATTTTAGCTCCAAGTCCTGCTCCAAGTCTAAGATCAGCACGGGCGGATGAAACTAATGGTGTTTCTGCGAAACTTTCTTTTGATAGCAGCAATGCTATAAGCGGCTATACTCACTATTCAGCAGGCTTAACATACACTAATGAATCGAATGCCTTGGCAACTATTTTTTCAGGTGTCTCGCAAAACTCTACTTTTCAGCCGGCCACATCTGCGGAGATCACTAACGCAAAAACAAATGTTTTTGGAAACGGTACACATTTTCAACTAGGGATATACAATAATCAAGAAATAACAGGAACACTTAATTATGATGTTGGCCCAAGTATAACTAATGGATATGTAGCTTTTGCCTCTGGTGCTTTTGGAAATGCCGAAACAGGATCATTGGTGCTGACACTTAATGGTGCGACTATACATTCTTTGGATTTATCAACAAACGTTGGCACAGGAAACCCTGCCACCGGATCAGCCACTAGCCTAAATTCGTCTGGGTCTGGGTTTATAAATCTTTCAGTAACAGCCTCTTCGTTTGATGGAAACAATTCAGAATGGTACATTTTTAAGCATCGTACCGCAGGCTTTAAGGTGGCTGTTGCAGATCAAGCATCTGGTAGTAACATTGCCATTGTATACCATCAAATTGGTTCAACCTATAATTATGTCAATGGAATTGTATGGATTAATGATCCGGCCGGCGCAGCCGCAGCACTGTCTGTTACAAACAATAGAATAGAAGATGTTTCTCTTGTTGGATCAAAATATGTTTCTGGTGTTAAATACAACACTGATTTAACAGCAAATTACAAAGCAGATATCCTAAACATGTATAAAAATGTTTTTCCTTCGGATAGCAATACCATAACTTTTACACCAACAAACTCAACAACTCCATCAGCACAGTCTGTTCCAAACATTGGAGGATCAGAAGACAACACAAAGACTCTAGGTATCACTGCTAGTGTAAATTATAACGGAACCTACCTTTTAAATGGAACAATAGGAATGAGTTTAAATGCTACACATCCTTTAAAATCTAATCTATCAACTGCTGGATCTACTACAATAACAGGTATGTTGATCGACGCAGATACAAGTAGCCCTAACTCAAATCTTTCTGAGACATTTGAAGATGAAGATTTTAGGATTTCTTCCGGGTCTTATGACACACAAGGAGCAGTTTCATCAGGGACATGGGACTCAACTGCTCACATGACATCTTCTGGAAAGGCTGGACATGATGATGGTATGTTAATCTATAATAGAAGACTTTATAACCCGAGAGATGGTGATGTACCAAACAATGGTAATTTTTCTACATTAGCAAATGTTGCTAGTGGGCAACCGAACTATTCTGGTCAAACTGGGATTAGAACTTATTTTCGAAAGATTCAAAACACATCAGGCGCTACAATCTATAGTGCCAAAATAACATCTCAAAAAAACGGATTTAAGTTTAATGAAGACTCTGTTCCTTTTGACTCTAACGATGCACACTTTCTAGCAAAAATACCAGGTAAGACCGGGTGGATGAACATTTCAGAAAATTTTGCTTATGGCTCAGTAGGCGACGGTGATGGCTGTTATGTTTCAACAGCAACAGCAAATAGCAATAGAATTAACACCTTTAACTCTGTTCATGTTATTACTTTTGGTACCGCTAGTATTGCGGACGATGAATATTTTTTGATAAAAATAGAAACCAATAACATGGCCGGGTATGTTTCACAATTAGACTTTCAACTTGGGGCCTCCGCCGAAACTGCGGCTACCCCTCAGGCACTCTCAGACATTGATGCGAATGATACCGGTACATCGGCTAAGTTATCTTTTGGGTCTTCGAACGCGATTTCTGGTTACAGTAATGTTGCTGGGTCTGGTGTAGGTTCTATGTCTACTATTAATTCAAATGGTGATTATACTGTTAGTGGAGACAGAAGAGGTATTTTTTCTGCGGTCACTACAATTGATGGCGAAATAAACGATGCAATTGCGGCGGATGGCGGAAATGATTTTCCTGCTAAAGCATTTTTTAATGCCTATTCTGGTTCTTTAATTCTAGAAGTTAATGGATCAGAGGTACACAGTATCGATTTATCTAGCACACTCTCTGCTATTAACACTGTTAATGGAAGTAGTTCGCGACTTAGTGTATCGGCAGTTGACTTTTCTACAACATCAGATGGTGTACCTGATTATTTGAAGCCATACAGAACCGGTACTTACGAAGTATCATCAGGTAACCAAAGAGCCGGTTGGAACTATGCGAGATTAATTCATAGAACAAACTCGGACGCAACAACAAATTATGTTGAATGGGTTGTTGATGCCTCTGGTGCTGTGGATAATACCGCTGTGTCTTCTCCTGTTCTATCTGATTTTAACCATAATGACATTTACTATCAATCAGGAATAAAATATTTTGCCTCAAGGCCCTCTGCTAGTTTTTCATATTCTGGTTCAAATTTTTATAGTAATGTATACAGTAATGCATCGGATGCTATTTCTTTTGGGACAACAACAAATTCTTCCATTGCAAACATAAGAGCAGTCGGTAGTGGCCTTACGACATTTGATTCCGCAGTTAGTCAAGCATCGATGCCGGCTTTAAATAATAATGCAAATTGTGAAACAACAACAATAGAAGTAACAGGAACTGTTTTATTTGATAACCTAACATCAATAAGCGGCGGACTAGGTATTTTTACAGATCATGATGTCTCTGTTGCTTCTACATTAAAGCATCCTTTTAAAACAAACAAGACTACATCAACTGCTTCTAAAACATCATTTATGAAATATTCCGGATCTATTGGTAGTACTACTCTTACTAATAATGAATATTTCAATACAGAAGACTACAGAATTGTTTCTGGAAACTACGACAATCAGGCTGCAGCAATCGACGCTGGAAATACTTGGAACTCTCAGACAGCCATGAATAATGGTGGATCACATGATGATGGTATGGTGTCTGTAAATGGGTTTGCAATCTCCCCGTTTCAAATTGGAAAGGCTGGAGATACTAGAAACAATGCCGAGGGTTCTACCGGCTTACAAGCCCCAGCAGGAAACCCAAACTATTCAACCCTAACAAACAATACAAGAACTTTCTATAGACTGTATAGATATACCGGAGCATCAACTGTTGCTAGTTTTACAATAACATTGTATGGAGACGCTAATCTTGTGGGTAAATCTGGAACCTATGCTGCATCTCTTGGAGCAAATAAAAATTGTTTTGTTGAGCTAAAAGTTCCATTTGATCCTAACTTTTCTGGAGCAGACGATCAATCAACTGGATGGGCAGATGTTGCAAGAATTTTTGACTCTGGTAATCAACCAAATAATGATGGTGCCGGAATTAGAGCAGGAAGTTTTTCTGGTGAAGATCAATCGATTGATACCAACGGATTAGCTGTGTCCTTAACTTTAGGAACAAGAAGAATAAAACAAAATCAATATTTTATTGTAAAAATTTCTGCTCATAAAGATTGGACAGGATACTTGTCCAGAATACAGGTGGCGTACTAATGGCAAAAACAAATGTAACATTTACTAACTTCGCTGCGAAGAAATTACTTGGCAAAACACAGGTTCGCCCATCTCTTACTGATGCCGAAGAAGCATTTCCTTCAAATGTCTCAGTGCCAGGGGGTGGTGTCTTTGCAGAATCAATACCTAGAGAGCCAGGTACTGATTTTTTTACACTCTATTCAGCATCTGCCGGTGCACCTGCAACAGTTGAAAGGGTCTATTTTGATTGTGTTGCGATTTCAGATGGTTTTTACGATGCAGATGCTGCTGACGCAGACGGTGGGGATGAGTCACAAAGTGCTGGTGATCACGCTTATTATTTAAAACTACCATCAAATTACCAAACAACATCATCAAATCCAAATAAAGGAAGTGGAAACTTTATCAACGATAAAAGAATTTACTTGTCTCGTGGTGGGCTTCAATTAGTACCACCATTTACAACAGACGCTGGTCTTCCTGGATCCAGTGGTAATAACAGATACTTTGTAGAGTTATACACTGGAGATCCAACAAATCCAGCAAATAAAATTTCATCCACAGATGCAATTGACTGGCAGTTTGATTACTACTCTGGAATCATCTTCATACAGGATTATCAAGCATCTAAAATTCCAGTTACAGCATCTGCTTATTTGTATGTTGGAAAATACTTAGATGAAAAACTTGAAGGTGTTGGCAGCACAATTGTCAAAGACGAAGGCTCCAACATAACCACTGCTGTTACTTCCTTTGACTTTGTAGGAGCAGGTGTAACTGCAACAAATTCTAGTAACAATGTAACAGTAACAATTCCCGGTGGTATAAATTATTCTAGAACCGCTGTGACAACGACCATAACAGCCTCAACTAGTGCTAGAATAATGGGTGTTTCTGCGTCTTCTGCTATAGAAATACGTTTACCAGCGGCATCTGGGTATAGCGCGGGTCAATTTTTTACCATTAAGGACGAAGCGGGGAACGCAAACACAAATAACATAACAGTACTAACAACCGGAGGAGAAACTATTGATGGTTCTACCTCTATTATTTTAGAATCACCACATGCTGCTGTCAATATTTACTCAGATGGTACTTCAAAATTCTTTGTTTACTAGTTTCTTTTGTAAAGATGATTGACTATTTATAGACGAAGACCTTGTGGTCTTTTTTTGCTATATTTTCTTGGAGGATTTTTTTATGGCTTATAAATTTCAAGTAGGGGCTGCAATTCTTAGCGGCTCTATTACACACAAACAAGCAGCAACGTTTAGCTCTGGTCTAAGCAATGCTGATCAAAACATTACAAATGTTGGAGACATTGCAATCGACAGTATCTCCGCAGACAATAACGAACTAGATATCGTTCTTACTGATAATCAAGCGAACGCTTTGGAAATCAAAGAAGGGTCAAACGTTTACATGAGGTTTGCAACCTCAAACGGTTCAGAAATAATTCATGCTTCAAAGCCAATGCTTTTTGGAGACGATACTCCATTAGGTTTCGGTGACAATCAAGAAGCTAGCATCGAATATGATGAAGACGGAGGCGACCAATTGCGAATCTCTGCTCCTGCTAATGGGGTAGTAATTGCTGGTACCACTCCAACTCTCGTTATTGGTGATGCTGGTGCTGAAGATACTAAGATTGTTTATGACGGTAATGCTCAAGACTATTACATTGGTCTTGATGACTCTGACGACAGTCTTAAAATTGGTCTTGGTGAAAGTGTTGGAACAAACGCTGCTATCACTCTTAACACTAGTGCAAATGCAACTTTTGCTGGAGATGTTACTGTTGCCGGTAACCTCACCGTTCAAGGTTCTTCTGTTGAAATTCAACAAGGTTTTGTTGTAACTTCTTCTGTGCAGTTTGAAGGTGCTACTCCAGACGGAAATGAAATCTCATTGACTTCTGCTGATCCTTCCGCAGATCGTACTATCACTCTTCCTGATTTGTCCGGACATGTTCCACTTATCGCTGATGCTGCTTCTGCTGCTTCTATTGCAGTTACTGCTGCAGAATTTGCTTTGCTTGATGGTGGTGCTACTGTTGGTACAGATTCTCTTGCTGACGCTGATGGTTTCTTGCACAATGATAATGGTACAATGAAGCAAACACAAGTTGTTAAGATTGCTGAATTGGCTTTCTCAAAGATTAGTGGTGATGCCACTGTTGCTTCCAATGGTGCTTTGACAATCGCTGCTGGCGCTGTTGAAGGCTCAATGGTTGCTGATGATCTTATCTCCGCACAAGACAATCTAGGTGGCACTGGTGTTGCTCAAGCAGACGAATTCTTGTTCTCTGACGACGGTACACTTAAGGCAATTACTTTCTCAAATCTTGAAGATGCAATCTTCGGAAATGTTTCTGGTGATATTGCCGTTGCTGCTGGTGGTGCTGCAACTATTCAAGCAAACGCTGTTGAGGGCTCTATGCTTAATAACAACATTGTTTCTGGTCTTGATGACATCGGTGCTGCTATTGCTGACACAGACGAAATGATTATTTCCGATGCAGGAACAATTAAAAGAACTGATTTTTCTCGTCTTAAGACATACATCGGTTCTGGTGTTGTTACCGTAACTGCATTTGGTGATGCAGACGCTACACTTGCTAAAGGTGTTAACTATGCTTCAGCAAACACTTCTGCTGCTCGTACTTTGACTCTTCCTGCTTCTGCTGGATTGAGCGCAGGCGATTCAGTAAGAGTTAAAGTTGCTGGTGTGTCTAGTGGTGCTGTTACAATCGCGCGTGCCGGTTCTCAAACAATTGACGGAAACCTAACCTCAGTTGTTCTTGAATCTGATAATGCTGCGATTGAATTAGTTTACGTAGCTGCTGATGATTGGAGAATCTTCTAATCTAAAGTCACAAGTTTTATCTTGGGGGTCGGGCTTTGCTCGGCCCTTTTTCTATTTATAAAAAGGAGATTTTTTATGGCTTACAATTTTTCAAAAGGCTCAACTGTTCAAGGTGATATTAAGGCAGCAGACGATACACAGAGAGATACAAAAATTGATTTTGGAGAAGATGAGATCGCCTTTCAGACAAGTGGCTCAACAAGACTACATGTTGCCAATAGTGTTATAACAACAACAGTCCCGGTGCATATATCTGGCTCAGAGACACAAGGCCTTAGATTAGCTAAAGGCGGATCAGACTATAGAGAAATTGTATTTGAAACCGATGGTGTTGATACCGCTAACATTAGTATTTCAAATGCTGAGAATCTTGTTATGCAAAACGAAACTAACGGAAAAGATATACAATTTTGGGTCAATCCTACTGTTGGATCTAGCGTTCAAGCAGTAACAATTAAAGAAAGCGGAAAAGTTGGAATCGGTACTACGAGCCCAAGCCATTTATTGGACATTGATGGAGACATTCGTATCAGGGGAAATGATGTACGTGATAACTCTGGTAATCCTGCTATAACTTTTGACGGATCTTCTAACACATCGATTGCCGGCAATCTTAGCACAAATGGTGGATACATCGCGCAACTTGACGTAGTTTCAAGTTCTCCGTTCACAGTTACGTCCGCACATCATTATCTAGCAGTGGACACCACATCACAGCGCACAATCAATTTACCATCAATTTCTTCTGATGATGTTGGAAGAATTTTGACAATATTTGATGCAGCAGGAAGAGCAAACATTAGTAACATTGGAATTGTTGCATCCGGTGGAGCGGACATAAGTGGAAACTCAACTTACGTTATAGATACTGCTGGTGGCGCTGTTACAATTATCTGTGCTAGCTCGGGTGCATGGGTTGTTATTAATAAAGTAACCTAATAGTCTTTTTCTTTGTTTTCCCACTATTTAGAGATGATACGTATTATTAGGAGTTAACTTTAATGTCTTCAATGTTAGAACAAGCAATCGTAGATGCACAGGCACTACGTGAAGCGGCGTTGAAAAACGCTGAGCAAGCACTTATAGAGAAGTTTGCACCTCAAATTAAAGAAGCAGTTGAAACTTTATTAGAGGGAGAAGAAACCCCAAGAAAGCAAAAAGTTTCTTATGAAGGTAAAAATTATACCCTCTATGAAGTAGAAGATGGGCAAGCCACAATTGTAAGAGAAGGTGAAAAGCCTTTTATAGTTGCAGAATCTGAATTGTCCGAAGCTATTGATGAAAAACTTCTTCAAGAGGAAGAGGGAAACATGGCAGGAAGCCAATCTTCATCGTCTTCAATAGAGGCCCCATTTGCCGGGTCTCCTCTAAACGACCCAGATCAAAAAGTTCAGTTTTCAATTGATGTTGAGGAGCCTGTTTATGTACTAGACTTAGAAGATCTTAAGCTAGAAACAGAAGCAGAAACAGATCAACAAGGACCTTCTGAATTGTCTGCTGATCTTGGACTCGGTGGAGATGATAAGACTGCTGATGAAGGCGGAGACGATCTTCTCGGAGACCTCAATCTTCAAGAGTCTTTGAGTGAAGACGAAGATGAAGATGCTCTTATTGAAGAGATTATGAATTTAATGAATGAAATAGATGACAATGAAATTCTAGAAGAAGAATTAATTGTTGACATGAAGGCTGTTAAAGATGGAACTTTCCAAACAGACGAGGGAAAACTACAGTATCAAAGAGAGATGCAACTAGCCCACGAACAGTCTACACAATTTAAAGAAGAGAATGAAGGTCTTAAAAAAGACAATGAAAAACTCAAAGAAACAATTAAACGATTTAAACACAAGAATAAGCAATATAAAGATGTTGTTGAGAAGTTATCTCAAAAAGTAAACGAGACACTTCTCTCAAATGCTAGATTGCTTTATTCAAATAAAACTTTAAGCGATGCCTCCCTGAATGAGCGACAAAAAACCAAAATTGTTGAAGCCATCGCAAAGGCGAAAAGTCCCGAAGAAGCAAAATCTCTTTGCGAGACTCTGAGTGCTACGGTAACTTCTAGTCGAGATAATAAATCTCCTAGAACCCTAAGCGAGTCCGTTCAAAGAAAATCAAATCTATCTGGAATTTTGCCACGTAGAAAGCAAGTTAACGAAACAGTTGAGCATACATTTGCTGAACACATGAAAAAACTTGCTGGCATTAAATAACAATAATTTAAGGAGGTTAAAATAATGTCTATAATTGAAACACTTACAGAAGGCATCGTAAACCGTGACATGAAGAAGGAAGGCTCTGCTCTTCTTTCCAAGTGGGGGAAAACCGGTCTACTTGAAGGTCTTCAAACCGAGCGCGAAAAGTCAACTATGGCTCGCTTGCTCGAAAACCAAGCAAAAGAACTTCTTCGCGAAGCCAACACTATGGGTGGCAGCGATGTTGAAGGTTTCGCTGCTGTTGCATTCCCAATCGTTCGTCGTGTATTC